ACGGCCCCGCCCGTGAACCGGGTGATGCTGGGCGCCAGCGCCCCGAACGCGGTAGCCAGGTTGTGCACGATGGCCGCCAGGCCCGGTATGGCCGTGCCGCCGGCCAGGGTCGTCAGGCCGCGCACCAGCCGGTCGAGGCCGCCGCCCTGCACCCACCGGTCGAGGATCCCCACGAACAGGCCCGCCGCGTTAGCGCCCAGGTTCAGCAGCGGGGTCAGCTTCGGCAGGGCCACCAGCAGCAGGCTGATGCCCCGCTCCAGCACCGTGGTGACCGCCCCGGAGGACGTGAACTTGTCCCACGCGCCCTGGAGCGCCCCCACCGCCTTAGACAGGGCAATCTGCTGCGGGGTCATCCCCGCGTAGGCGATCTGCTCGGCCTTGAGCTGCGCCAGGTGCGCGGTCCCGGTGGCTTTCTGCGCGGTGGCCAGGGCCGCCTCGCGCTGGGCGCTTGTCTTGGCGGCATCCATGTTCAGCAGGTACTGCCCGTGGACCTGCTTGAGCGTGGCCTGGTACTGGGACTGCGCGGTGGTCACTGCCTTGGCGGCGGTGCTGGCCGCAGAGAGCTGCGTGGTCGCCGCGGCGGCCAGCAGCCCCAGCGCCGCCCCGCCGGCCACCGCCGCCGCGCCGATGCCCAGCGTGGCCACGGTCACCGCGGCGAGGACGGGCAGCAGCGCCGGCCCCAGCGCCAGCCCCGCGGCAAGCATCCCCGTCCACGCGGGCGTCACCCGCTGGAGCGCCGTCTGCAACCGCAGGCTGCTGGCCCGGACCCCGTCCTGGCTGCGGTTCAGCTTGTCGAACTGCACCTGTAGCGCCAGCACCTGCGCCTCGGCCTTGACCACCCCGTCAACGCTTATCTTCGGGTTGACCACCTTGCGGTTAAGGTCGCCCAGCTTCACCGCGAACGCCGCCAGCCTGGCCTGCGCCGCCTTGTCGTCAACGTCGAGGCCCGCCCGGTACGTCTGCTTGGACAGCTCCACCAGGCGGGCCTTGAGCCGGTCGAGCGCCCCGGTGGCCTGCTGGTCGTCTACGGCCAGGGGGATCTTGGCCTTGGTGCCCTGCGTGGACTTGCGGACCTTCTCCTCAACTTCCGGGCCGAACCCGGTGTCGTCGGGGTGCAGCCGGATGAACGCCTGCGCTATCTCAGCCAAGGTCGCCCCCGGCGGCGGCCACGAACGCGATAACCTGCTCGGCTCGCTCCTCCGCGGACGCGGGCAGCTCCGGGCCGGCCAGGCCCGCCTCTGCCATCGCGTCCTCCACGGCTTCCTCCCACGTCTCCTCTGGCGGCTGGTAGTCAGCCAGGCCCTTGGCGCCCAGCCCCTGCGCTATCACCGCCAGCAGCCGCAGGTGGTCGTTCTCGGTGCGGGACGCCACCAGCTCGGCCTCGGCGATGTCGCACTGATCTGCGGGGGTCAGCCCAGCTTGGTGATCCGCGCGTTCGCCGCCCGCCGCGCCGGCCGCTTGCTGGCCTGCGCTTCCCTCTTGGCCGCTAGCTGGTCGTCGCGCTCCTTCGCCAGGTCCGGGTCCGCCGGCCTGCCAGCGGGGATGATCGACACGTCCCCACCCTGCAAGCCGATGACGGCTGACGCGCGCTCGCCCAGGCCCTGCTGCCCAGGCAAGGAGCCCGATGGCGATTGGGTAGGGCGGCCGGTCAGCCGCTGCACCGACAGCTCCACCTCCTCAACGATGCCGCTGATGATGTCAAGCACGGTCTCGTCCGGGGTGCTGTGGCCGCGCTGGTGCGCCCGGAACCGCCGGTACTCGACCGGGCCGAACGCCGTCTTGAGGAAACCGGAGATGATGGCCATGCCCGCCGGGTCGGTGGTGTCCATGGCTGCCTCCGCGGCGGCGGCCAGCTCGCTGGTGTCCAGGATGCTGACCCGGCCCTTGCACTCGAAGGTCACCCCGTCGAGCGTGAACGTGACCCCTTCCAGCGGGTTGTACTCGTCCGCGGGCGGCTGGGGCTGCCCGCCGCCCTCTGCCGCGGCGGCGGGCTTGCTGCTGTAGTCGCGCATGCGTGGTGTCCTCTCTCCGGTGGGGCTGCTGTGCCGCCAGGGTACGACGGATCAGGCCCGCAGCGGGGTGGCCAGCATCGCCTTGAACAGGCGCGACCCGGTGGCGGGCTTCTCCAGCGTGAACTCCACCGGCAGGGTGGCGTTCGCGGCGCCCTTGGCCCTGGTGATGGCCAGCGTGCCGGTCTGGAAGCACTGCCGGTACACCCACCGCTCGGTGTGGTCTTCGGCCTCCCAGCCGATCATGGTCCGCACTTCGGTGCCGAGGTCCGGCGGCTCAAACGTGGTGACGCCGCTGCCCACCGTGACCACCCCGCCGTTAAGGGCCAGCTTCAGGTTGGTGATGGTCACCTGGCTGGCCGCGAACTTGAGGCTGGACGTGCGGCCGGTGGTCTGATTGCTGATGGGGTCCAGCTCCTCGGCCACGTCCACCGTGGCGGTGGCCAGGTTGTAATCGAACTCCGACCCCGCGTCGGTGTAGCCCAGCAGCACCCACCCGGCGTCCACCGTGGCCCACGCGGTGGTCAGGTCGGTGGGCTCGGCGCGGCCCAGCGCGCCGATGTACAGGTAGCCCGGGCCGAGCGCCAGGGCAGACGGGTTTCCGCGTGCCATGTGTCACTGCTCCTTGGTGTCGTCGGCCGGTGCGGCCTGGTAGTCGTCGGGCAGCCGGACCTGGCGGCGCCAGCCGTGCCGGCCCACGTCCTGGTGGGGAACCATGTCCCCGGCGCGGAACGCCCGGGCGCGCATCACGCCGGACGCCAGCGGGTCACCGATGTACAGGTCCTCGGCGGCCACCCACGCGTACGGCAGCGGGTCGGGGTCGGGGTCGTCGGCCTCTGGCTCGGCCGGGCCCGCGTTCTCGGCGGCGGCCACCATGGCCGCGTGCTGCGCCGCCGACATGGTCAGCGTGGCCGGCTGCCCCGGGTCCTGGTGCATGGCGGCGGGGTCGTCAACGGCACCCTCGGTGACAGGGGTCCGCGGCGCGGGCGGCTGCTCTGGCTGCGGCCCGAACTGCTCCTGGAGCTGCGCCTTGGTCATGCCCTCCGCGGCGGCCGGGTCGGCACCCTGCGCCACCGCGTAGTCCACCCACTGGCCTCTCGCCGCGGACACGGCAGGCGCGGGGGCGGTGGTGTCGTCGGCCATGGGTCACGCCCCCGGGTAGATAATCGCCTGCGCGGTGATGCCAGCCCCGTTGGCCGCGCACGCGAAGTTGATGTTGCCGTTGGCGTCGCCGTACGGGTAGGCGGGGAACGGCCCGTAGGTGCGGTCGCCCGTGGTCGCCGCGACCGCCGGGGCCAGCACCACCGGGGCGATGGTCGTCCCGGACGGGCCGCCCGCAGCAGGCGGGTTCACCGTCACGGTGACCGCCGACCCGGTGGTGTTCCGCACCCGCAGGTAGGTGTTAGGCCCGGCGGGGAACGTATCGCCGCTGGTCGTCACGGTGCCCGCCGCGGTGTTGTCGAGGCCCGCGGCGCGAGACGCGGTAACGGGGGTAAGTGCAGTCATGGCGGCTGCGGTCCTTTCGCTAGTCGGGCGGCTGGTAGAGCACGAAATCTGCGCTGATCATGTACGCGTACAGCTCGCCCCCGGAGGCGGGCATGGGCACGTCGGCGGGCTCGGTCATGTTGTCGTGGACCAGCACCATGACCCCGGTGTCGCCGCACGGCTCCGGGTTGCCGCGCAGGGTGCGCACCGCGTTGGCCAGCGCCGTGACCGCATCCTCGGAGGCCTCCTGCGTGCCCGCGTGCACCAGGAACGTCAGCCGGTGCGTGGACACGCTGCCGTCCTCGGCGGCCAGCCCGGCCCGCAAAGACGGCCCCGCCGCCAGCACCGCGTACGCCCCGGACGCCGGGGACCGCTGGCTGCGCAGGAACGCGCCCGCAGCCAGCGGGTTACCCGGACCCGTAAGGCCCGGCCGGGCGTTCACCCATGCGCGCATGGCCTGGTCGGCGCGGGCGCTCACGGTCGGCCTGCCGGTGCCGCGGCGGCAACGCCTGTCGCCGCTGACGGCCCTGCCGGGGTAACCGGGCGGCCCCGGCACGGGCGGCCCGCAGAATCAAGCTCAGGGCCGGGGAGGCTACTCAACGTGGTACACCGCCCCGTCTATGTCGTGCAGGCTGTCCTCCACGAAGTGCACCGCCCGCGTGCCCGGGTGATGCACCACCCGGCCGAACACCTGCCCCGTGGCCCGGTTGCGCAGCGGCCACGGCCCGCTGCTCTCGATGACATGCGGCACGGTGCCGTCGTTGACGTAGCCGCCGTAGTCCGCGGTAGGGCCGATCCAGATAGACCCGTCCGGCTGCCGGATGGCCCGGATGCTGCTGCGCAGGTACCCGCTGGGGCGCAGCGGGAAGTCGCCCGCCAGGCGGCGCCCGCCCGCCACGGTGGCGCCGCCGCTGGCGTACACCGGGTACACCGGGCTGACCGGGCACCGCACCTTCTGCCCGTTCTCGATCACCGCCGCGGCGTGGTCCATGATCGCGGCAATGGCCGGGTTGTCGGCACTGCACAGCGCCCGCACCTGCGCGTCGTCAATGACCACCCGCACGTCCTGCCCTGCCATTACGGCCCTCCTGTCCAGTACCCCGGCGGCCCCACGCCGCGCAGCGGCGTGAAGTCGCCCGGGTCACGGTCGGCCCACGGCGGCGGGTCCGGCGCCGACCACACCGGGTACTGCGCAACCTCGCCCTCCCCGCTGGTGCCCAGCGACTTCACCAGGGTGGCCACCGCCGCGTTAGCCCGCGCCTGGAGCTGCTGCGCCACGTGCACGTCAGCGTCCCGGTTGGGGTAGGCAATCTCGATGTCGGCGGCGGCCTGCCACGCGGCTGCGTCTCTGGCCTGCTGCCGCACCACCGGGCCGGCCGGGTCAGCGGCGGCGGGCATCGGCCCGCAGAGTGCCAGCACCCCGTTGACCGCGTTATCGATCACCGCCTGCGCCTGGTCGGCGTTGGGCGTGGTGTCCGCCGTGAACGTGCCGAGCAGCGCATCGTCGCCGGGGCTGCGCGCGTTGCGCGTCCGGGTCGGTATGCGCTGCCCCACGTCTTCCAGGGCGGGCGCCCACGCCTCTGTCATGCCAGGCGCCTACTTGCTGCCGGCTGGCTTGGCGCTGCCAGAGTTGCCGGCGTCGGGGCTGCCGGTGCCCTTGCCGTCGCCGGCCCCGGTGGCACCGGAGCTGGTGCCCACGCCCCCGGCCCGCGCGGCAGCAGCGCCGGGGTCCTTGTCGGGGGGGTCGGCGGGCTTGCTGCCCGGCCGGCTCCGCGAGCTGCGCTGCGCGGCCTTCCGGTCATCTTCGGTGCCCAGCACCACCGGGCTGCCGCTGGGCTCCATCAGGGTGGGCCGGCCCGGCTCCATGGTGCCGGGCATCTGCTGCCCGCTGGGCAGGGTGGGGTCCACGTCGTAGGCGGCGTCACGCGCGGCGGTGGCCTCGCCGCGCTGCTGCGCCTGCTCGGCCAGCTCCTCCGCGGTGTACACCACCTCCACCGTGCGCAGCGCCCCGCCCAGCCGCAGCAGGGTGCGCTGGTCAAGCTCGTCCTGGCTGGCGGCGGCGGGGAGAAGCTGCCCGCGCGTGAACGACGTGTGCTCGCCGTCCACCATCACGTTGCAGTTGCTCCACACCACCTGATCCATCGTGGCCATGTCTCTGCCCTCTCTCGCGTGTCCTCGCGCTGCTGGTGCTGGCCTGCCCCGGGCGGGGTCAGCCGGTGGTGCCGCTGATGGCGGCGATGGCGTTGGGCTCCTGGATCACCGGGACCACCGGGCGGCGCCCGCGGATCAGCCACTGGTCGTTCGCCGCGGGGTCGCGCCGCGACCAGGACTCCACGCCGTTGGCCGGGTCACCGCTGTACTCGGGGGACTCCAGCCGCTCGTACGCCAGGCCGCCCAGCATGCTGCTGTCGCACACGAACGCGAAGAACGACGACAGCCCCGGGATGTTGTTCGTGGGCAGCACCCGCATGCCCGCGATGGACTGGATCGACCCGCTGGCCGTGGGCACCACGGTGCCGTCCTCGCGGGACAGGCCCGCGATGATGTTCCGGTCGGCCACGATGCGGGCGTAGCCAAGGTCGGTGGTGATGATGGTGTCGGCCTCGTACCCCTGGTCGTAGCTGGCGATCTTGGCTGCCGCGGTCATCAGGTCGAGCAGGATGTTGGAGCTGGCCGGGGTGGCCCAGCTAGCGACCTGCGTGATCTGGTTGCCTGCGGGCACCGCCGCGCCGATGAGGGTCATGGCGGTGGTGTCCACCTGCTTGACCAGGAAGTTAGTGATCTTGAGCAGGGCAATGTCGAGCGCCCGCCGCCCGTACCGGTGAATGTGCTCGTCGGTCACGGGCACGTCCTGGCCCCACTTGGTGATGCCCGCCAGCGCGGCCGGGCCGGGCGCAGCCGGGGAGCGCGGGTACTCTGCGCCCGCGTTGACGGCCTCCGGGGCCTTGGCGGTGTAGATCGATTCGGTCTGCTCGTAGAGCAGCGCGCCGCCCGTGGTCTCGTACCGGCCCGTCAGGATCGAGTCGGCCAGGAACCGGGCCTCCGCGATGGTCCGCAGGCGGCGCTGCACCAGGGCGGGCGCGTTCAGGAACCGGCTGATGGTCAGGATGTCGCCGCTCAGGGTCGGCGGCGCCGGGGGGTAAATGTGCGGCATGTCCGCATCCTCTCTTTCGGTTTGCCGGCCCTTGCGGGCTGTGCAGCCAGGGCGGCTGCCTGGCTGTTGGCTACGCTTCCTTGATCGTCAGCGTGTACTGCTTGGTCGGGTCCAGCGCGAACGTGGCAGCCGGGGTAGCCGCAGATCCGTTCGCCTGGATGGTGGACAGAGGTACCGGGTTGCTGTCGCCGTCTACCGGGTCGGTGACGGCCAGGAGCACCACGCGGTAGGCAGGACCGGCGGCCACACCGGCAGCCCACCCTGTCTGGATCTGGTCCATTTCCACCGCCACATCGGCGCTGAGAACCGTGTCACCGCTGGCCATGTATCCCTCTCCTTACCTCTGCATCCACCGGACGGTGGTGTTGTCGGAAGCGGTGGACATGGCCACGCCGATCACAGACCGGATGGCCGCCAGGCCCGCGTTCAGCGCGGCGTCGGAACCGGTCTGGTCGTAGGTGGCGCCGAGGTTCACCGCGGACACCGGCACCGACTTGACCTGCTTGCCGGCCACCGCCGACGCGCATACCTGGTCCCCGGCGGTGACGGTGCCCTCAGCGATCCCGTCGAACACGGGCTTGTTGGCGGCCATGGTCAGCCGGTTGCCTGCCACCGCGTCCTCCAGCGCGATGCCCACGTACTTGGCCGACCCCGCGGCGGCGCATTTCTGCACCGTCCCGGAGGCGGCTACCTCCAGCGGGTCGCCGCCCGTGATGGTGCCCGCCGCCACCACCGTGATGACGGTGCCGGGCAGGAATACCGGGGCGTAGTCGGTCATGGTTTCAGCCGACCGACGACTTCCAGCGGAGCGTGCCCGCGCCGGCCAGCGCCCGCACCGCGTAGCCCACCAGGTTGGCGGCCTGCACCGTGCCCTGCGTCACCGACACCACCCCGGCGGCGCCCATGTACACCGGCGCCCCCGCAGTGACGGCAGTCCCGGCGGGGGTCTCGTGGACCAGGCCCGCGCCGGCCAGCACCGTGATCTGCGCGCCGCTGGCGGCGTCGTGCCCGGCCACCCCGGCGAACCCGCCCGTCGCCGACGCAGTGCCAGGCGACACGGTGTCAGCGGCCGAGAAGTACAGGAGCTGGCCGCCAGTGATGGCCGCCCCCGCCGTGTAGGTGAGAGACTGCGGCTTCCCGTAAACGGGGGTGTAGTCAGCCACGGGTCACCGCCCCGCGGTCACGGGCAGCCTTGGCCGCGGCGATGTCCTCCGGGTAGAGGCTGCCGTACGCCTGCTGCTCCTCGAAGGTCCCCGGCATGTCCGGGTCCACCCCGTGGTGGCCCAGCGGGCCGTCCACCGGGACCAGGCCCTTGGCCAGGGCGTCTACCGTGCGGCGGGTGCCCTCCGGGTCGGAGGACCACATCCGCTGGTAGTGCTCCAGCCGGGCACGGGGGAACTTGCCGTCACGGATGGCAGAGCCCAGCACGTCATCGCGCTGCCGGTTGCGGAGCTGCTTGCTGGCGTCCTCGCCGCGGGCGGCGCGCTCCTGAAGGCCGGTCAGGATGCTGGCGTCTACCATCACGACGCCGGCCCCTTCCGGGATGGCCAGCGGGTCCTCGCCGCTGGCGGGCGGGACGAAAGCGGCCGCGATCTGCTCTGCGGTCAGCTCCTCCCCGTCCTTGATGCCCAGCCGCGTGCGCATGGCCGCGAGCTGGTCCTCGGTGAAGTCCACCGTTGGTGCCCCTTCCGTCGTGGTTGGCGGCTTCGCGGCGGCTGCTGCCGGCGCGTGGTCATGGGTGTGCACGGCATCCCCGGAGTGGGAGTGCTCGTGGGTGTGCGTCATGTCGTCGCCCTGGCTGCCGTTGGCCGGGTGCGCGTGGCTGTGGGTGCCGTTGTACGGGCCGTGCGCCGCGGCGGCAGCGTCAGGGTCGGCGGGCGGCTCCGGGTCCTGGTGCTCCGGGCCGGCGGCCTTGAGCTCTGGCGGGTCACCGCCGGCGGCCTTGATGTGCGCCGCCAGGTGGCTGTACGCCGCGGACTTGTCGTCAGCGGACAGGCCCGCGACGCCGCCCCGGCCGCCGTTCAGGGCACCTATCGCCGCGGTGCACCCGTCTACGTTGGCGGCGCCCACGGTGCCGTCAGCGGACACGTCGTGGTGGGGCAGCTTGCTGTCCGACTTGGTGTCGCCGGGCAGCGCGAACAGCTTCTTGAGCGCCGACGTGCTGGGGTCATCGCCGAGGTTCTTCACCGCGGCAGGGCCGGACCACGCCGCCGCCACCCCGGCCCTGCTGGCCGCCGCCGACGCGAACGCCACCCGGCCGGCGCCGCCGTGGGCCAGGGCCGCGCGGGCCGCGGCGGCGGCCTCGCTGGCCACGTCCATGTACTCGACCACGACTTCCTGCGCCGCCCCGAACGTGACCGCCCCGTCCGTGATGGTGACCGGCACCCGGTACACCTTGGCCTGCGCGTCGTCGCAGACGATGAGCTGCGGCGGGTCCACCTGCATCTCGGTGATCCAGTAGGAGTACGGGGTGGTGTGCTGCTCGTAGTAGGCGCGGCGCACGTCTTCGGTGGTGACCCCTGCGGCCATTGCAACGCCGTTCATCGGCGCTCCTCCCAGTGTGAGTTTCCAGGCGGCAGCAGCCACGGCCGGCGCGGGTGCCATGCCGTACAGCTCGGCCACGTCGTTGATGGACCCCAGCACCCCCACGCCCGGCGCGACCACGCCCAGCAGCGCCAGCGCCGAGATGACGAACGGGTGCACGTGCCCGATCGAGCACTTCACGTCCCACGAGCCCTCTATCGACCGGCTGGGGTACGCGCTGGGCAGCACGGCGGGCAGCCACCCGGGCAGCCCGGCCAGGTCCGCGGTGATCTTGTTGCCCTGCGTTGACAGGGCCATGCCCTGCACCCGGCCCACGGCGGGCTCGCCGTCGAACCGGGTGTCTACGTGCCCCAGCTTGATCACCGGGGCGCCAACGGCCGGGCACCGGCTGGCCTCTACCGCGGCGGCCAGGTCTGCCTTGGTGAACGTGGCCGGGCCGGTGGACAGGTTCCACTGCCCCGCGGCGACGATATCGACCTGCGGGACGGTGGCCAGCGCGGGCAGCACCGGGCCTGCCGGGGCCTCTTCCGGCGCGTCTGCGGCGGCACGGGCGGTGGCCGGTATGGTGCCCACCCCCGGTATGACCTCGGTCAGCTCGGGCAGCGACTGCATGGTGTCGTGGGCGGCCTGGTGGCTGGCGTGGCAGCTAACCGGCTTGCCGGTGGTGTCGTCTATGACGCCGTGCGGGGTGCCTGCGGGACAGTCGCCGTGCTTGGCCACGTGATAGCTCACGTCAGGGTCACCCCGCCCCACACCGCGGCGACGGTGCCCCGGCACCGCAGGAACCCCTCGCAGTCGAGGTAGCCGCCGTTCACGTAGGCGGCCTGCGCCTCGGCCAGGTCACCGAACTGGTGCTCGTCTATGGCCTGGCACGGCGGGCAGGTGTTGATGTCGAGCACTTCGCTGGCGACGTACACCGCGGTGCCCGCAGACTCTGGTGCGGCGGCCAGCACCGCCATGCGGCCCGCGTTCTGCGCCGTGGACAGCGCCGCGCCGAGCTGGTCCTTGAGCTGCGCCTGGCTGAGCTGCGCCAGGAACACCCCCACCTGCTCGCCGGCCTGCCGGGCGTCGTCGGCGGCAGACGCGGTTACCTGCATGGCCTTGGTGCCCGCCTGCTGCGCCAGGCCCGCCGCGACCAGCCGCGACCGCGCCGCCGCGACCTTCCCCAGCCGCGCGTCACTGATCTTCACCAGGTCGGGGGGGATGTCCACGGCCTGCCGGTACGCCTCGCGGATCATGGTCTGCGCGGCGGCGTCGGCCAGGGCGCCCATGGCCTCGGCCAGCAGGGCGGTGCCGTCTGCGGGGTCGGCGGCCAGGCCGGCCAGCCGGTCGATCTTCCCGCCGGCCACGGCGGCCTCTACCTGGTCGGCCAGGGCCTTGGCCTGCGCGGCGCGTACCGGCTCCCACGCGGTCAGCAGCCGGTCCAGGGCCTGCGTCCACTGCGCCTGCACGGTCAGCGGGTCGTACTGGGCGGCGGCTTCCACCCGGGTGAGGTTGCGGCGCAGCCCCGCCGGGGGCGCCGCACGGAACGGCCACAGCCGCTGCCGCCGGGCCGCCCGGGCGGGCCGCGCCGGGAGCACGGACGCCGCCGCTGGCTTAGCTGCCGGCGCCGGCGTGCCCGGCTCAGCGGGGGCACCGCCGGCGGGTGCCCGCTCGGGTGCGGTGGGCGCCGGGGCGGGCAGCGTGACCGTGGGCGTGAACGGCCCGGTGCGCTTCGGCAGGCCCCACGCCTCGCGGATGAACTGGTCCAGCGACTCGTCCGGCTGGAGCACCCCCGCCTTGACCATCTCGGCCAGCGCTATCGCGGTGATCTCGTGGCGGTCGCCCACGTCGGTGGCCACGATGCGGGGCACCGGCTCGCCTTCGCCCCAGTTCAGCTCTACCAGGTCTTTGGCCAGGCCCGGCATGCCCGGCTCGCCGTAGGTGGCGTTGTCGCCTATGGCGTCTGCGCTGGACTGGAGCGCCAGCAGGAACAGGTCCAGGAACGTCTCGCCCAGCGCGCGCGGCCCGTAGCTGGTGGTGCCCAGCTCGATGATCTGCGCCAGCGCGCTGCCGGACATCTCCTGATTGAGCCAGCTAAGGAACCCCAGCGCGTCGGGCACGGTGCCGGTCAGCCCGGTGAGGTTCAGCTTGAAACCGGGCGGCAGGCCCGCGCCGGCCTGGTCGCCTACGCGCATCCCTGCGGCTAGCTGCTGCGCCTGCGTGACCTGCGCCGGGGTGGCACCGGGCGGCGCCTCGACGTTGGGCACCCCCATGCCGAACCGGCGGATGCTGGTGGCGTGCACCCGCATGACCTCGTGCTTGAGCACCCACGGGGTGTAGCTCTCGCGCAGCAGAGACGCGCCCGCCCAGTTGGCGCCCTCCCGCTCGTTGACGTACCAGAGCAGCCGCCGCGCGGGGATGGGCGCCGTCTGCGTGGTCTGCTCGATAGACAGGATCTGCCCGGTGCGGTCGTCAAGCTGGATGTTGGCCACGGTGTGCGGCAGCCGCTCCTGCACGCCGGCCAGGCGGGTCAGCGGCCCGGTGGTGTCGTACCACCGCTCAAACGGGTAGAACCCGTACACCTTGGAAAGCAGGGCCAGGCGCAGGTGATCAAACCACTTGAAGCCCTCCACCGCGGCGGCGGCGGGGCGGTCCTTCTCGCCCAGGATGGGCAGGCCGAGGTCGCTGGCTACCAGGTCCACGGCCTCGCCGCGGGAGATGCCCTCCGGGTCCACCGCCCACGTGGTCCGCAGGATCGGCAGGAAGTACGCGGCCAGCACCGCCTTGAGCCGGGGGTCGTGGCGCATCCGCCCGTAGGTGCGGATGGTCTCTGGCCACATCAGCGCCGGTACGGTCTCGGCCCACTCCGACAGCAGGCCGCCCGTGCCGGGCATGCCCCAGATTTCCTCGGGGGCGCCAACGGGGCCGGTGGGCACCGACTGGAGCGGGCGGACGCTGGGAACGGGACACCTCCCCCGTAGGGCTTGGCCAGTGCCCGGTCCAGCGCCCGGTGCGGGTGAGGCGGTGCAGTCCAGCGTCCGCGTTCCTCAGCAGGGATGCTACACACCCCTGGCATCACCTGCACCCGTGTGGACCGTGGCAGGCAGCAGGCGGCCCGGCCTGCCGGGGGGTGGCAGGCCGGGCCATGGGGGGCGGCGTCAGCCTAGCGGCATGTTCATCAGGTCGAGCTCTGGCGCGCCGCCGGGGCCGTGGCCGTTGCCCATCGCGGCAGAGTACGCCTCGTCTATGGCGGCCAGGTCGGCGGGCATGGCGCGGGGCCGGGGCGGCGGCGCAGGCGGCAGCCAGTGCGCCGCGGCGATCCGCGCGGCGTACGACAGGGTGTCTACCTGGTCGTCGTGGGTGCCGGTGGGGAACGCGGCCAGCTCGTCGCACCACTCGTCCAGCCACGCCCCGTCAGGGCAGTGCCCGCATTCGCACCCGGCGGTCTGCGCGGGGAACCACACCCGGCCCGCGTGGACCCGCCCGGCCGCGGGAATGGCGCGGGTCACCTTGTCGGTGTCGGCGTCTACCAGGGCCACCGGGATGCCCGCGTTCTGCGCGTCAGCGACCAGCGTCTTGGAGTAGAACTGGCGCTCGACGTAGCAGATGTCAAACCCCCACCGGGCGCGCAGCGGCGCCACCATGGCGAAGTGGTCGGCCATCTCGACGTGCTGGCGGCGCCGGTCGAGGAGCACCAGGTCGCCGCCGCGGTCGATGGCCCACACGCTGCACACGGTGAAGTCAGCGCGGGTGCTGGTCGAGGCGGCCACGTCTACCGTGGCGAACCGCCACACGGCCGGGTCGGCCAGGTCGAACTGCCGGCCTTCCATGTCGATCCACACCCCGGCGCGGCCGGGCACGCCGGGCGCGGCCCGCCAGTACCGGAACGCGGCCCGGCGGAAGAAATTGCCCTCTGCGGCGGTGGGGTCCTGCTGGTACACCCCGGAGAACACGTACGGGCTGACCCCGGCCCGCATGTTGGTGAAGTGCCCCGGCGCGCGGCCCCGCACCGACACCAGCTCCTCGCCGGGCTGGCGGCCCAGCGGGTCATCGGGGCCGGTGGCTATCGCGGGGATCTTCACCACCCGCCACCGCAGCGGGCTGGGGCGCGACAGGATGCGGCCCGCCAGGTCGTCCTCGTGCCAGCGGGTCATCACCAGCACCACCTTGCTGCCCGGGCCGAGGCGCTCCAGCGCCACCGACTCCCACCAGTCCCAGGTGCTGTCGCGCACGGTGGCGCTCTCGGCGGCGGCCCGGTCCTTTACCGGGTCGTCAATGATGAGCAGGTCCACGGGCTTGCCGGACAGCGGGCCGCCCACGCCCACGCAGTACACCCCGCCGCCCTGCGGGGTTTCCCACCGGCCCGCCGCCCCGGAGTCCTGCCGGATGCTGATGGGCAGCTCGCCCTGCGCGAGGCGGATGTCCTGCTTGATGTCGCGGCCCCACCGCAGGGCCAGCTCCTCCATGTAGCTGACAATCGCTATGCGCAGGCTGGGGTCGTGCTCCAGCCGCCACTCCGGGTACCGGCGCGACACCCGCTGCGACTTGCCCTCCTGCGGCGGCAGGAAGATCATCAGGGCGTCGGTGTCGGGGTCGTCGGTGAGCGCCACCAGCTCCGCGTCTATCAGGTCCAGGGCGGCGCTGCTGACCGTCTTGGAGTCGAGCTTGCGGGCCATGGCACCCGGGCCGGGCCACGTGCGCTGCTTAGGCTCGAAGTACCGGGCGGCCCACTCGCCGGGGCTGGGCTGTAGGTCAGAGCCCAGCGTCGCCAATGCGCACCCGGCCGGACTTCATCACGGGGGCCTCTGACCCGGCCGCCAGCTTGGCCCATGCCACGTACTCGCCCTGCGGGTACGCCACCGCGCCGGTACCCGGGCCAACCAGCAGCGCGGCCTGCGGGTCCTGCGCGGGCGCGGGGGCCAGCCACGTGGCCGCGTGCCAGTCGCCGTCGCCGGGCTCGCGGCCCTCGGCTACCAGGGCCACCTGCGCGGTGTACTGCGTGGGGTCGGTGCCCTGCGGGCCGAACACCGGCACGAACAGGTACTCGGTGGACGTGACCGGGATCATGGGGTGCCTCCCTACGGGCCGTGGGGCTGCCCGGCGTCCCACACTGACACCGGGGTACCAGCAGCGTAACGACCGGCCGCGCTTTCCGCGTCCCACCGCCCGGCTGGCTTGCCGCCCGCCCACCTGGCGCCCGGCGCCGCAGCGGACACGCGGGGCTGCTGCGGCTGCCCGGCGGCCCACCGGCCGTGGGGGGCGCCGGCGTCCATGGGCGAGAGCTGCACCGCCGGGGGCACCAGCGCGAACGGCGGCACGGCCAGGGCCAGGGCGGCGGCCAGGCCGGCGCGGGCGGCCACGGCGGCTGTAGCGGCCAGCCCGGCGGCAGAGGCATGCGCCAGGCCGGCCGCAGCCATGGTAACCGGCACCGCCGACGCGGCAGGCGGCGGCGCGGTCGCCGCGGCTGCGGCTGTGCTGGCGGCTGGTGCCACGGCAGGCACCGGGCGGGGCGCGGCTGCGGCGGGCTGCGCTGGCTGGGCTGGCGCGGCCACCGCTGCTGCCGGGCTGGGCGCGGCGGCGGCGGCAGCGGCTGCCCCGGCGGGGGCGCTGGTGGTCACCGCGGTGGTGACCGCAGGCGCCTCTGCCGTGGCGGTGGCAGCAGCAGGCGCCGGGCGGGCGGCCACTGCCGGGGCCGGCGGCGGCGCGGCGCCCGCGGCGGTGGCTGCGGGTGGCCGTGCGGCTACCGCCGCGGCGGGCGCAGGCGCGGCAGCAGACGCAGGCGCGCACCCGGCCTGGGCGCTGACCGACGCCGCGGTGGCCGCAGACGGCTGCGGGGCCGTGGCGCCCGCTGTGGCCGTGCCCGGCCGGGCGCCGATGCCGGCGGCGGGCGGCGGCGCTGCGGCCACAGCGCCAGCGGCCGGTGCCAGGCCGGCCACGCCAGTACGCGGCTGCGGCGCCGCGGCGGCGGGGGCGGCTGCGGGTGCCATGGCGGCGGGCGCGGGGCGCGGCGGCTGCGCGGTGGCCGCAGCGGCGGCCGGGCCGGGCGCGGCGGCCACGTGCGCGCCCGGGCCGGGTGCGCTGGCCGTGGCAGACGCCGCCCCCGCCGGGGCGCTGGTGCTCGTGACCGTGCTCACGGCGGCCGGCTCGGCCGTGGCCGTGGCGGCGGCGGCCGGTGCCCGGGCGGCCACGCTGGCGGCTGGCTGGGGTGCGGTGCCGGCGGCTGCCGCTGCCGCCGGGGTGGCGGCTGCCGCGGCGCGGGGCGGCTCAGCGGTCGCGGTGGCCTGCGCGGCCGGCGGGCGCGGCGCCGCCAGCGGGCCGGCCGGCTCTGCGGTGCCCGTGGCCACGGCAGCGGGCGGCTGCGCCGCGACCAGGACAGCCGGGCCGGGTGCTGCGGCACTGGCCTGCGCCACCCCGGCCGGGGCGCTGGCAGCCGACACGGTGCTGACCGCTGGCGGCTCGGCGGTCGCCGTTGCGGTGGCGGCTGGCGGCCTGGCACCCGGGGCGGGCAGCGGGCCGGGTGCCGTGGCTGCGGGCTGCGCGGGCTGCGCCGCAACGGCGATGGCCGCCGCGGGTGCCTCTGCCGCGGTGGCAGCGGTGGCAGCGGCCGGGCGGCCGGCCGCGCCGGGCAGCGGCCCGGGTGCGGCAGCCACGGCGGCGGCCACGGCAGCGCGGGATGCCACGGCAGCCAGCGGCGGCTCGCCGGCTGCGGCGGCGGCAGCAGCGGGCGGGGCCGCCCCCACCAGCACGGCAGGGCCTGGCGCTGCGGCAGCGGCAGACGCCAGCCCGGCGGGCGCGCTGGTGGCGGCCACCGCGGTGACTGCGGGCGGCTCGGCCACTGCGGTGGCTGCGGCCTGCGGCGGGCGGGCGGCCACCGCGGCGGCGGGCTGCGGCGCAGAGGCACCCGGTGTCGCCGCCGCCGCCGCCGGCGCGACCAGGGCACCAGGCGCGGGGGCTGCCGCAGTGGCAGCGGCCAGCCCGGCCGGCGCGGCGGTCAGCGACACCGACGTGACAGACGGGGCCTGCGCCACCGCGGCGGCTGTGGCCGCAGCCGGCTGCGGGGCTGTGCGCCCGGCCGGTGCCTCTGCCGCAGCAGTGACCGCGGCAGCCGGCGGGTGCGGGGCCGCCAGGACAGTGGCGGCCTCAGCGGTCGCGGCGGCCTGCGCCACCCCGGCCGGCGCCGCGGTGGCAGACGCCACCAGGTGCAGCCCGGTGGTGGCCGTGAGCGCAGCCCCGGTGGTCGCGGTGAAGATCAGGCCGGGGCCGGCCACGGGCGCCTCCTCAGCCGGCCGGGCCTACAGCGTTACGCGCCAGATGCCCAGTGCGTTCCACACCACCGTGAACTGCCCCGCCGTGACCGACTGCGTGCCCCCGAAGTAGTTGAAGCAGATGCCCTGGTCGGCCACCGGGGTGGTGAGCGTGTCGTCGTAGACCTCGGTGCCGAACACGCCGGCCAGGGTCGCCGCGGTGCCAGAGGCGGTGTCGTTGGCGTCGTACCACACCGCGTCGGCGGTGTCGTTGAAGTGGGTCACCCCGCTGGGGCTGCCCAGCGCGACGCCGCCCTGCGCCCACTGGCCCGCCTGGAAAACCTCGTTGGCGGTCACCCACTGGCCGGCGTTGTACGCCGACAGCGCCGCGGAGACATTCTCGTCCGGGGTGCCGGTGCTGCCGTACAGGGCGGCTTTCGGGGCGTCGGTCGAGTAGTTGGGCGTCGCGGTGTGGGTGAGGTTGTCCGCTATCCACTGCCGGAACATGTGGCTGCCAGACCAGCTCATGACGCGCTCGCCTGGCCCTTGGCCACGCCGGCCTGCACGGTGGTGTCGCCTGCGGCCAGCTCCCCGGCGGCGGCCAGCCGCGCGGCGGCCAGGTCAGCGGCGGTCACGGTCTCGCGGGCCAGCGCCAGGGCGTCCTCGCCGAACCCGGCCCAGTTGTCGGCCTCGGCCTGCGCGGCCTGCGCCTGCGCCGCCGCGTTCTCGGCCTGCTCGGCGGCGGTGTCCACCAGCCGCTGCGCTACCTCCCGCTGGTGGTCCACGTTGGCCCGGGCGCTGTCTGCCGCCTCTGCCGCCGCGGCGGCCTGCGCGGCGGTGTGGTCGCGGGCGGCGCCCATGAACGTGGCCACCCGGTCCTGGAAGGCCGGGGCGGCGCGGTCCAGGTGCTCCTGCACCAGGCGGTCAAACTCGGCGTCGGCCATGGGCCAGCCTTCCTCTCGCCACGGGGGCATACACGGTGGTGTCGTTCGACCCGTCAGCGCGGGTGGTGCGGGCGGCCATGTACGGGCGCCCGTTGCCCGGCGCGAGCTGCACCGCGCCGTGGTCTGCGCCTACGTAGTCCTCGCGGTCGATGGCCTCGACTTTGCAGTCAGTCCCGGCCTGCACCAGCGGCACAGTCAGCCCGTGCAGTCCCCGGCACTGGTGGAACCGGGTATGCGGGTGCGCCTCTGTGGTCAGGGCGGTCTCCGGGCAGTTGGGGCACTCCCAGCGGGTCTCCGCTCGCAGCAGCGGCAGGCGTCCCATTGGCCCCTCCGGTCAGGTCGGTCACGCGGAGTCTACGCCGCGCCAGCCACGGCGCGAGAGCACAGTGGAGGCCCAGCAGGTCGGCTGCGTCCCACCGGCCCGGCGCCACCTGCGGGACGGCCAGCTCTGCCACCAGCAGGCGCAGCAGGGCGGCGTCGGCGGCGGGGCCGAGGACCGCGGCGGCGTCCTCGGGGGTCCAGGGCAGCCCCAGCGGGGTCGGGTACGTCATGGGTGCCGCCTACAGGGCATCGGGGTGAATGGCGTACAGGGCCGATTGGGCGTTGCCCGCCCGGAAACGCTGAATGGCGCTGACCGGGCGGCCGGGCGATGCGGGGTGCACGGGCGCCGGGCAGGTCCCCCGTCCCGGCAGCGGTCATCCTAGCGTCGCGGGGGCGGCGTCGGGCAGTCTCCGGGGTCGGCGTCGGGCTCCTCCAGGACCAGGGAGCCGTCCGGCCACGCGGCCAGCTCTGCCCACTGGTCGGGGTGCAGCACCCGCAGGTGGTCGAGCAGGGCCCGGTCGGGCACGGGCTCGGGAGGCCGGCAGATGCGGCACTCGCCCACGGCGCCCTCCTGGTGGTGTCCGCTGCCCCGGCCCGGGTGCCGTCATCTGGGCGGCGCGCTGTCCGGCGCTGTCACCGGCCGGGGCAGCGGAGCCTACTGCGGCAGCGTGTACCAGCCGTCCGTCCAGGACACCACCCGGCGCGGCGGCTGCTGGTGGCGGCCGGGCCGCTGCGCGGTCACGGCTATGTTGCCGTCTGGCTGCGGGGCGATGGTCAGCCAGTGGGCTGTGCCGCACCCGGTGCAGGTGTAGGCCACTTCCTGGGCGGCGGGCGGCCCCAGCGGGGTGCCGCGCGGTATCGGCCTGCCGTCGTGGACGGGCAGCAGCGCCAGGGTGGTGGCCTGCCCGCAGTCGCACAGCGCCGCCAGGGACAGGCCAGGGCCTGGTGCCAGCAGCACGCCGCGGTCACCCATGGCCGGGCCAGTCGCCGCCGTGGGGCACGTCCAGCGGCCGGAACGTCCAGCCCTCCGGGGCGCCGCCCTCTGCCACGGTCTGCATGGCGGCGCGGATCTGCGCCTGCGTCACCGGGCCGGGCGCGGTCCACGTGCCGGGGCCGCCGGGGTCGGGCTCGGCGTCCATGGCGCCTAGCTGCACCCACCCGCGCAGCCAGCGGCGGCGGGTCAGCCGGTCACGCAGCCGCTGCCACCACGGCCGGGGGCGCATGGGCGCCACGTAGGCGTACGCAGGCCCGTACGCCGCGTGGCCGGCGCCTGCCTCTGCGGCGGCCTTCCACGCGCGGATGTCAGCGAGCGGGTCAGCGTCGGGGCGCGCCCACGGCACCAGCGGGTCCGGGGTAGCGGGGTCGGGGTGCTGCGGCTGGGCGGCGGGGTCCCACGGCGGGCAGGTCACGGCCGGGTCCTGGCTATGTCGGCCAGCAGCCGGATGTCCTTGCGGGCCTGCCGGCACCCCGGGCAGCGCGGGGCGCTGGCACCCCGGTGGGACTCGTCGGCGGCGCAGGCCAGCTCGGCTACCCGCTGCGCGAACACCCGGCCCATGGCCACGGCCTGGCGGCGCAGCAGCCACGCCAGCGGGGTGGTCCGCGCGCTGGCCCGGTGCAGGGCGGGCATCACGACGCCAGCGAAGACACGAACGTCGCGGCCCCGTCGAACCACCCCTTGAGGGTGGACCCGGCCTCGGTGGGGTTATGCACGATCCACACCACGATCATGATGCCCAGCACCCACCGGCCGATAGTGAACAGCATGGGGGTCACGCCTCCTGGTCTGCCTGGCCGGCGGCCATGGCCTTGGTGGTTGCCCGGGCGCACGCGGTGGCGGCTTCGGGGGTCAGGTGGTGGTGGTCGCATTCCCACCCGGTGGTGTACTCGCCGCCGTGGCCGTCCGGCTCGTGCAGGTCGGCCATGCCGCGGTACGTGGTGCCGGGGCCGCCGCCGAGGATGCCGAACCGCAGGTGGCTGGCGCGCATCACAGGCGCTCGATGGGCTCGGGGCAGTCCGGGGCGATGTGGTCGTGGCACCTGGCCACCGCCTCGCGGATCAGGCCGGGCGGGATGATCGCGCCATCGTTGTGCCGGGTCATGAACGACACGAACAGCGGGAAGATGTGCGGCTCGGTGACGAAGTGCAGCGCCGACCCGGCCACCGCGGCGACCGCTTCCTGCTCGGCGGGGGTGCTCATGGCCGCACGGCCTGGCGGGCGGTTACCTCTGCGCCCCAGCGGCGGGCACGGCGGCGGCCGGCCAGCTCGGCGGGCCACCGCCACGGCGGCAGCATCCGTGTCTGCACGGGCGGCTGCCACGCGCCTGCGCTGTCCCGCGTGCCGGTGCGGTGCCCGCAGCGGGAGCACCTGTCCTCGCGGCCTGCGCGGCGGCAGGCGGGGTATCCGATGTGATTGCACTGCATGGGCGTCAACCTCTCCAGTGGTTGCCTAACGGTAGCCATACTAGCCCTGCCGGTCACGTGAACAGCGACTCCTGCGCGGGCGGGTCCGGGCTGGCCAGCACGGCTACCTGCCGCTGGGCGCGGTCCCAGTGGCGGGTCAGCGACAGGCACTGCGGGCAGCCGTGCGCGGGGCAGCCGGCGATGTGGGCCGTCATCAGCCTCTCGGCGTGGGCGGCCTCTGCGCGGGCCACGGCCACCAGCCCGGGCCAGGGCGCGTCGTGCACGGTCACGGCGGGCACCACGGGCAGCCGGCGCGCATGGCCCGGTCGGTCGCGGCGGTCGCCCGTGCCATCGCGGCGCCGCACCCGGCGGCGGTCGCGCCTACCCCGGCCGCAGCCCACCAGCCGCCCAGTGCGAGCACCGCGGCGGCCACCGCCCACGCCGCCGCGTACCCGGCCAGCCACCACCGCAGCGGCGGCATCAGCGCCACGCCACGTCAGCGGCGGGCGGCAGCCAGAACCCGTGCGCGCGGAAGTACGCGGCGCCGTGCCGGTGCAGCGCCTCGTCGGTGACGAACGTGCCCCGCACCCGCTGGCCGCGCCCGTCGTACAGCTCCCACTGGCCGCGCCGGCCCGAATGCGCCCACCCCGGCTGCGTGCCCGCCTCGGACGGCAGCAGCAGCCACGCGGCGAACTCGGCCGGGGTCATGTGCCGCCCGGCGGTCACCGGGCGCCGCCAGCGGTCAGGGCCAGCGGCCCGGTGCCGTCTGGCGCCCAGTTGCGGAACAGGGCCGCCAGGCACTCGCCGTAGCTGTTGCCGTCCACCAGCATGAACCCCGACCGCAGCCAGCACGTCAGCCGGATGCTGGTGTTCATCACCACGGTGGCACCGCCGCCGGGCTGCGCCCACGCCGCCCAGTCAATGTCGTGGCCGATGCCGTCGTACGTCAGCCCGGCGGCGCGCAGGTCCCGGCTGGCTATCAGCCGGTACCGGTACGGGCTGCCGGTGAGCCGGCCGCCCGCGATCACCCACTCGGGTGCGGCCAGCATGCCGGGCACGGCTGCCTCCTGGCCGTCTGGCGCGGCGGGCAGCACCCCGTGCGGCGGCGGCCGGAACGCGGGCGGCCGGTCCAGCTCGCCGGTCACCGGTACTTCTCCGGGTGCTCTGCGGCGTCGCGGCGGTACGCGGCGCCCACCCGCGGCAGCGCGTCCTCGGCCGTGCTGAACGCATCGGCCGGGCCGCCGCCGTGCACCTGCATGGTGTGGCTGGCGATCATGGCGAACAGCTCCTCGTCGGTCTCGGCCGTGAGCGGCACCAGAGGCGGCACCAGGCACACCGGGCACCGGGCGGTGCGGCTCACGGCGCCATCTCCACCACGGCGCGGCTGCCGGGGCACCGGGCCTTGCGCGGCCCGTGGTACCGCAGCGTGACCCAGTAGCCGGGCTTGTCCACTGCCCGGCCGCCGGGCATGTCCTTGCCGCAGGCCGGGCACCGGCCCCGCAGCATGGTGCTGCCCGGCTGCCCGCCCGTGTGCCGGCTCATGACGCCATCAGCTCCCTGAACCGGCGCGGCACCACCACCGGCACCTGCGCCCACTGCGCAGGCGACAGCTCCAGGTCATGCAGGATCGCGTCGGTGCACTTGGCGTACGCCTCGCCCTGCCGCTGCGCCGTGTCGAGCAGCTTGGCCGCCAGCCCCGCCCGGATGATCTCCGCGGCGACGTGAACCAGGTGCTTGCGCTCCCGGTCGTAGAGCTCCAGCAGGATGTGCGGCCCGGCCCGTGCCACCCGCTCCTGCCCGGGGAACTCGCCCCAGTACCGGGTCACCGTCTGCGTGGTGCCCCACGTCAGCGCGGTGGCCTCCAGCTCCGCTACCCGGTCGCCCAGCCACCGCACGTGCCCGGCGGTGCGCCACAGCTCACCCACCAGGGCGTCCTCCGCGGTGATCTTCTCCGGGGTGCCGTACACCGCGTCGCGGCGCACCAGCTCTGCGGCCAGGTGGTTGGCCCGCGCCGCCGGCCCGCCGATGTGGAAGCTGCACCGGCCGCTGCGGGTGGCGATGCCGTGGCACGGGCCGCGCCCCCGTGACTTAGGCGCCCGGCATTCCCAGCGGTGGTGCTCCTCGCACCAGGTGCCGGGGTGCTCATCCCTGGGAGCGGGGGCACCGTTGGCGACGGCTGGGCGGGGCTGGTGCTCTGGGGGCGGGGTGTCGTCTGGCTGCCCGTCTGGGGTGGTGTGGGCGGTGAGGCGGAACTGGCGGGCGAACAGGGCGATGGTCTGGGCGGATTGTGTCTGGACGGCGAGTGCGGGGTTGGGTACGGGTTTGCCGTTGCGTTCTATGAGGACGTCTGAGGCGGCTATCAGTTCGGTGGCGCGTTGGTGGGTGTGGACGGCGGAGACGTAGGCGGTGAGGGAGTTGAGGTCTAGGCGGGCGATGGTGCCGGCTTCTAGTACCTGGGCGATGGTGGCGCGCCAGATGGCGCGGCGGGCGTCGTCCAGGCCGGCGGGTGGGTCTAGGTCGGCCATGGGTGCCCTCCGGGGGTTGGGTGTGTGCAGTGTAGGCAGGGCGGGGTGGTTACGGGGTGGCGGGCGGGTCGAGGCGGATGCCCAGCATTTCGAGGTTGGCGCGGGCCTCTTCGGTGTCCACGGTGACGCGTATCTGCCGGACTTCCCCGGTGGCGACGCACATCCCGGCGACGGTGGCGGGGCCGGTGGGCAGCTCGTAGGCGGGGGGGCCGGCGGCCTCGCCGATGTACAGCCAGTCGAGCGCCTCTATGGGCACGGGCGGGGCGGGGCAGCCTTCGCCGTCCCATCCGCGGCAGGCGTACGCCCCGGTGTCGGTGCCGAATCTGGGGGGCTGCCAGTGCATGCGCCCGTGCACGGGGCACTGGGGCAGCGGCGCCCAGTATTGCGGGTTAGGCACAGCCGGTCGCCTCCAGGACGCGGGCGCGCAGCTCCCCGGCGGTGATGGCGGGGGCGTGGTCGTGCCAGAGCTGCCAGGCGGCTGACTCGCCGGGGTAGGCCATGGCGAGGAGCCGCCGGTTGCGGGGGTCGGCGTGCTCCATCAGGTCGAGGAGACGGCCGGTGAAGCTGGCGCCCTGGCCCCGGTCGTCGGGGGGCTGCCCGCCGCACGCCAGGACCAGCAGTCCCCATGTCGTGAGGCGCATGCCGGCGGGGACGGCTGGCGGGTTCACCGCAGCCACCCCATCACGGTGAGGTTGCCGTCAGCCAGCAGCAGCCACTGGCCGGGCACCATGTCGGGGTCCACGCGGACCTCTGCGGTGAACAGGGCGGGCAGCATCGCGGGGACCGGCCCGGCGGGGTGGGCGCCGTCCAGGGCGTCGGCTACTTCCTGGCTGACCCGGAACTCCAGCACGGGCACGGCGGCGGCGCGGGCGGCCAGCTCGGTCAGCTCGGTCAGGGTCACCGGCGGCGGGTCGTCGGGGATCAGGTCGGCCAGCCCGGCGGGCAGCAGCGGCGCGGCGAGCAGGCCCGCCGCCACCCGGCGGATGCCCTCGGTCAGCACGTCGTCTAGGTGCGGGGCGCGGTGCCCGGCGGCTGCGGGCGGGCACCACGGGCACCCGTGCGCCGGGTGGCCGCCGCGGTGGCGGGCCTGGTGCGCCTGCCACGCCAGCGACCCGCCGTAGTCGCCGGTCACCGGGCGGCCCTGCCGCGTGCGTACGCGCGGGCCGTCGCGGCGGCGTCGGGCCAGGCGTGGCCCTCGCCCATCAGGCGGCGGGCCATCAGCCAGGTTTCCGCGCGGGCCTGCCGGTTGCGGGTGCGGCGCAGCATCCGCGCCGGGGAGCGGCGGATCCGGGCCGCCAGCCGGGTGTGCCTGGTCATTGGTCAGCCGTCCTTGCGGTGGTCCGCGAAGCACCCGGGGGTGCAGTCCGCAGTGTGGGTGGGGGACTGGCGGGCGGCGATCTCCGCGCACTTGCCGGCCATGGCGTCCAGTGCCAGCGCCAGCGCGTTGGCGGCCTGCTCAGACTTGGACGGTATGGCGTCTGCGCCGGCGGCCAGCACCTCGGCCAGCTCGGCGGGGGTCACGCGCTGCCCCCGGTGTCCGGGCCGAACACCAGGCCGGCCTGCCCGCTGCGGGCCTCTGGCGGCAGCGGCGGCAGGTCCCGGTCGGCTATCGCGGCGAGCACCCCCGGCAGGTCGTCCTCTATGGCCCGGTCGGCGTAGAACGCGTCCGGCGGGCCGCCGCGCGTCTTGCGCCACTCCCACCGGAAGTGCCGCGGCGAGTGCGACCACCCCGCGGTGGCGCGGTGCTCGTCGGCGTTGGCGCAGGTGCCCCAGTGGTTAACGCCCCACTTCTCGCCCGCGGCGGGCTGCTCGCCGGGGCGCAGGTCGCGGCACATCAGCCTGCCGCGGTCGCGCCACACGGCCAGGTTGCCGCCGGGCTTCCCGGCGCTGTCGTGGTCCACGGGCATCCTGGCGCCCTCGCGCGTCTCTGCCCAGTCGATGAACGTGTCGCATCCCTGCGACCTGCACCTGCCCATGCCGTGCTCCTCTCCAGAGGGGGTTACCCGTACCCGTGCTAACCGTATTCCTGTACCGGTTACTTCGACCCGGAGCGCGCGGGCGGCGCGGTCCGGTGGGTGCCCAGCGCCGACGCGAGCCGGCCGAGCAGGCTCATGGCGGCCTGCTGCTGGCGGGCGGCCTGCTGCTGCTGCGCCACGCCGCGGCGCAGGGCGGCGCCGCGCATGCCCCCGGTGCGGGCCTTCCCGGTCCAGGTGTGGCGCGGCCTGGCCAGGTGCCCCCCGCTGATGACCCTGGTGCCGTGGCTGTTGCCCATGTCGTGCTCCTCTCGGTCTGCCGTTGCCCGGCGGGCAACGCCTATTCGGTGCTGAGCGGCTGCTGGCCCCGCTCCAGGCCCTTGCCTGCCTCTCGCGCCCGGATCGCCCTGGCGGTCTCCTCGGCCTCGCTGGCGCACCCGGTCAGCTTGGCGCGCATGTACGCCACCACGCTGACCCGCTCGGCGCCGCAGGCCGGGCACATGCGGGCCAGGCGGGTGCCGCACCGGCACGTGATGGCCGTGTTGCCGTGCCACTGGTGGGCGTCCATCAGGATCAGGTCGCCGTCTGCCAGGTCGGCGGCCACCCGCCACTCCGGGAACACCAGCCGCCCGCCGGTCCAGTCGCCGCGGCGGATGGCGAAAATGCTGCTGAACCCGGCGGCCAGGTCGCCCTTGTCGGTGTGCACGCCGGTCGGGTAGGTGTTGTTCACCGTCACCGTGGTGAACGGGGTGCCGGGCACTACCCAGTCGGGGTGGGTGGCGTCGATCTCGGCCTGCTGCACCGCGGTCCGGTCGGGCACGTACTCGCGCATGGCCTCTGCCACGCGCAGCAGCGGGCCGTGCAGCTCCTGCCAGCCGGGCAGATTCTGCCCGGTCCACGACGTGAGCCGGCAGTACCGGGTGGTCCCGGTGGGGTCCACCGCGCCGAGGATGGCGCTGGCCACGTTCAGGGTGCGGGTGCGCTTCTGGTCGCCGCGGGGCATCCGCCTGCCCCCGGCGGCCAGGCCGCGATTGTCGGTGGTCTGCGACCGCAGCCCGTGCAGGATCTGGTAGTGCTCCTCGGTGACGTGGCCGGCCATCCAGCCGGGCAGGTACACGCACAGCGGGCGCCCGTCTGGCATCAGCACCTGCGCGGGGCCGGTGAGCAGCAGGTTGTGCGCGTCTTCGCCCAGCACCATGCCGGCTACCTGGTCCAGCTCCCGGCGGGGGGTGCGGGTCCGCAGCCTGACGCTGATCATGTGACCTCCACCACGGGCAGCTCCCACTTGCGGCGCACCGGGGCGGTGTACGGGTCGCCTTCCAGCGCCGCGGCGATGGCCGCCTCGTCATCCGCGGTGGGGGCGGGCCAGTCTTCCCGGCCGTGCTTGTCGGGCAGCAGCCCGTTGCGGTAGGTGCGGTGCGTGCAGCCCTGGCACGGCGCGAAATCGCGGGTGGCCCGGTACAGGTGGCTGCGCGCCGCGGCGAACGCCGGCCCTTCCCAGATGGCGGGCAGCCCCGGGTCGGCCACGGTGCCCGCCTTGTAAGCGCCGCGCCAGTCGTTGCAGCACAGCGCCACGGACCCGTCCCACCGGACGGAGATCTCGCGGAACGGCAGCGCGCACCGCTCCCGGTCGCGGCTGGGGTCGGGCGGGCCGGCCGCGCCTGCGTGGTTGGACAGGTGCGCGTGGGTGCCGTCCTCGGCCTGGCTGATGTCCTGCACCAGCACCAGGCGCCGCTCGTGCCGGGCCGGGCGGCGGTGCGGGTTGCCCAGCGGGCCGCCCTGCGGGTACCGGTACACGCCCACCCCGGGCAGCACCGTGCCCAGCACGGACGGCTCGCACCGGTAGGGGCGGTAGTTGTCCACGGCGATGGTGTCGGCGCCGGCGTCGTACAGGTCGGACACCGCGGAGCGCCACCGGCCCAGCAGCGGTATCCCGTTGGTCGTGATCATGATGGGCGCCCGGGGCAGCGCCTGCCGGAACGCCGACACCAGGAGCGGCAGGTCCGGGTTGGCGGCGGGCTCGCCGTGCATGGCGAACTCGACGCGCGGGTTCCACATGGCCTGCCGGGCCTGCTGCGCGGCCAGCGCGGCGGTGGCCGGCGTCATGAACCGGTACGGCCCCGACAGGTCACCCCGGCCGCCCGCCTCGCGGATGCCCCGGATGCCGCAGAACGAGCACCGCAGGTTGCAGCCCTCGGTGGCCTCCACCTGCATGCTGTACGGCGCCTGCGGCCTCACCGTCGCACCAGCAGCTCGTGGGCGCGCTTCGGGTTGGGCCGCAGGTACTGCGGCCACCGGGCCAGCAGCCGGGCGGCGGTGTCGTCTTCCAGGGCGTCGGTGCGGTACGCCACCGCGCCGCCCGCGTTGCGGTAGTGCCGGTAGTCGGCCACCATGTCGCCCGTGCGGGCCACCTGCCCGTACGCGGCCAGGTGCAGGCACGTGAAGTCGTAGTCCTCCTTGAGCGGCAGCGTCACGTCGAACCGGGGCGCGCTGGGCGCCACCGCCAGCAGGTCACCCACGACGAACCCGCGCGTCATGACGCCGGGCCGGGCGAAGTACCGGTTAGCGGTGGGCGGCAGCCCGGCCAGCTTCGCGCCGGTCGCGGCCAGCACCACGTACAGGTGCCGGGCCGCGCCGGCCAGGTCGGCGGTGGCCCACCCGTCGTCGCGGCGCATGTCGAGGCGGCGCAGGTCGTCGCTGGTCTGCACGCACACGTGCCCGGTGCCGGCGGCCAGGTCCAGGGCCAGGTTCCGGGCGCGCGGCAGGTTGTACTCGCCCGGCTCATCATGCACCGGCACCACGCTGGCGCCCATCGCCCGGTAGTCGGGGGCGTCGTCGGCGGGCACCAGCCACGTCAGCGGCAGGCCCTGCGCTTCCATGGCGGGCACCGCGTTGGGCCGCCGCGCGCTGATGCAGAACGCCCGCACCGTCATCTGCCCTCCAGCCCTTCCACCGCCAGCTCGGCGGCGCGCAGCAGCACCTCGCCCTGGGTCATGTCAGCGTCCCACTCGTGGCGCAGGGCCCGCACCGCGGCGGCCAGCCGGTCGGCCTGGTCGTTGGGCAGCGCCAGGATGATGTCCCGGATGCCCCTTGCGCCCAGCGGCGGCCCCGCCGGCCCCCGGTTGCCGCCGGGCTGGTCGGGGTCGTTCCACCCGGCGCCGCCCTGCCCCTGGTAGTCGCCCTCCTGCCCGTTCAGCGGGTCGGGCTGCCACTTGTGGAGCAGGTCTTCCAGCCGGGCATCGGTGAACCCCGTGCCGAACAGGCCCTGGCTGCTGGCGCTGCGCCGCTGGAGCAGGGCCAGCAGCTTCCCCTCGTCGTAGCCGCCGCGGCGGGTGGACTCGTTGTCGGCGGCCATGATGGCCTCGGCCTCGCCGTCGTCCACGTCCAGCCAGAACCCCGGCAGGGTCGTGGCGCCCTTCGCCACCGCGGTGCGGAGCCGGTGGTTGCCCGCCAGCACCCGCCCGGTAGACCGCTGCGCCAGCACCGCCCCGTAGAACCCGTGCGCGTCCAGCGACTCGGCTATCACTTCGGTGTCGCCCTTGTTGGGGTTGTCGGGGTGCTCGGCCAGAGACGCCACCGGGATGGCCGGGTCAAACTCCTGCGCGGCCAGGCGGAACGCGGGGTCGGTCATAGGTGCGCCTCCCTGATGTCGTCGTAGCAGGGCCAGCACAGGTCCAGCCACCGGTACCGGGTGGGCCAGGTCGCGTCCGGCGGCTCGGTGCACACCACGGCGGCGCGGGCCACGCCGGCGCACCGGAAGCACGAGTGCCCCGCCGCGAGCCGCCCGGCGGTGTCCATGGCCGGCCACGGGTCCGGGGCCGCGTCCAGCAGCTCGGGGCGGGCCACCAGGAACCGCAGGAAGTCCTCCACCACGGCGAACTGCGCGGGCACCGCCGGGGCGGCATCCCACGGCGCCGCCGGGGGCCGCAGGTACCGGACGCGCTTGCCTGCCACCAGCTCGGTGCCGGGCTCCAGCGTCCACCCGGCGGCCAGCATCGCGGTCACGGTGTCGTCGGCGCTGCCGTCAGCCACCAGCGCGGCCTGCACCGGGCGGCACCCGGCCAGGTGCGCAGCCAGCGCCTGCGGGCCGGTCACGGCGCGGGCCACGTGATCATGTCGGGGGCGCCGGGCACCAGGTACGTGGCGGCCAGGCGCGCCTCTGCCTGCTCGCGGGTGGCGCCCAGCCGGCGCAGGTGCACGGCCATGTCGGGGTCCGCGGCGAACCGGTCGTAGTTGGCGGCGGCCCTGGCCCTGGCCCGCTCCGGGGTCAGGTCGATGAACACGAGGTCACCGGGCCGGGGCTGGTGGTCCGGGGCGGCGCGGTCGGCCTGCCAGTTGACGTGGCTGGCCACCTTGCCAGACGGCAGGGTGACCACGAACGGGGTGACCCCGTCGCGGCTGTTGAACACCGTGGCGCGCTCGCTGCCGTCGTCAGCCTGGTAGGTCATCAGCGCGAACGCCTCTGCGTGCCGGTACCGGTCAGGCCGGGTGGTGGCCATGGCTGCCTCCTTGGTGGTGCGTCGTCGGTACTTGCCGCGCGTCCCGGTGGACGCGGCGCAGCGCGGCCTCGCGGGCGCGGCGGGTGGCGGGCAGGTGGCTGGGGAACGGCGGCAGCTCGGCGTCGGGGCCGCCCGCATCGAGCGCCGCGGCGGCGGCCACCGCCCAGTCCCACCGGGGGCCTGCCGGGTGGATGACATGCGCCCAGTCCAGCACGGCGCGGGTGCCCGGCGTCGGGCCGGCGAACAGCTCGCCCTGCACGCCGGTCACGGCGGGCCCTCGCGGACTTCCAGGACCCGGTAGCTGGTCTGGTGGGCCAGAGACGCGCCGCACGTGACGTACCCGCCCACGGGCGGCTGGCCGTGCGACCACGACCAGCACCCGCACGTCAGCAGGGCCAGCCACCCGGCCGCCCCGCAGGTGCACGCCCCGTCTGGCAGCGGCATGTGCGGCGGCGAAGTGCGGCCGCACTTGGCGGGCTGGCGGGCCTCGTCCTCGGTGAACAGGGCGTCCTGCACCATGGGCCGGGCCGCCGGGGTGCGCCCCCGGCTGGCGATGATCGCCGCCGGGTCGGGGCCGGGGTGCCTCACCTGACCGGCCCGTCCCACCCGGTGCCCAGCCCGCCGCGGAACACCACGTCGGGGATGTACACCGGCTCCAGCTCCAGCTCGGGCTCGGCGGGCACGTCGTCGGGGACCTGCCACTGGGCGCGGGCGGCCGGGCGCGGCACGGGCGGCGCCGCCGGGCGGGGCCGGCCCTCGCGGCCGGTCACCACGGCCCGCGCCAGCCGCCGTGCCCGAAGCGGCGCCCGGCCGCCAGAGCCGTCGTCATCAGGGCCAGGGCCAGGCCCAGCGGCCAGGTGAACCCGGTGCGGGTGAACTCCATCACGCCGCAGGAGTACAGCACGAACGCCCACGCCAGCCGGTAGTTGCGGCGGGTCACCCGCGAGCCGGGCCGGCCGGCGCCGCGGCAGAGACCAGGGCAGCACGGGCGCAGGTGGTGCCCGCAGTGCGCGGCGTACAGGCACCCGCAGTTCTCGCACCGCTGCTCGGGCACGGCCCGGTCCAGGTCGGCCTGTATCGCGGCATGGGCGGCCAGGATGTCGGCCTCCCGGTACGGGCCGGTCATGATGCGGCCTCGCGGGTGCGGGCACGGCCGGGGGCGCCGCGGCCGGGCCGCTGCGCCAGCCACGCGGTGATCACCGGGGCAGCCCACCGCGGCGACGTGACGGTCACCTGGTGGTGCCCGTTGCTGACCTGCCGGCGCTGCACAGACTCTGGCAGCGGCAGGTCACCGGCACGCAGCGGCAGGTCCTGCCCGGCGCGGGTGCGGGACTCAAGCAGTTTCTTGTGGACCTGGCGCAGGGACACGCCCATGGCGGCGGCCACGTCCTCTGGCCACATGGTGGCGGGCATTGCGGTCTCCTCTCCGGGTTATCGGCCGCAGCCCCGGCCCCCTGCCCGCTGGGGGCCAGGGCCGGGGCTGCGGCACGGGGTGCGGCTAGCTGGCGTGCGCGGCGGCCCTGGCCGCGATGCGCTCGGCGTTGCCCGCCGCGTAGGCCAGCGCCCCCACCGACTCCTGCTCCATCAGGTCGGCCAGGTCGCCGTCCTGCACGGTCTGCGCGGCGGCGGTCACCGCGTGCATGACCCCGCCCGCCGTGAGCTGGCCCCCGGCGATGAAGCAGTTCAGGATCTCGTCGGCGTAGGCGTTGGGGATGGCACTGGCGCGCACCATGGCGGTGATGGTCTCGGCCGGGGCCTTGACCGGGGTGCCGGCCTGCTCGGCCCACTCCGCGACCTTGCGCTCCAGGTACTCGCCCGACAGGAACTGGCCCACCGCGTCCTGCGACTTGCTGGCCACCAGCTCCAGGGCCTTGCGCTGCGTGGCCGCAGACCACCGCACCAGGCCCTCCTCCAGCTTGCCGCCAAGGTGGGTGGCGCCCAGCGCGTCCATCTTGACGGTGTAGCCGTTGCGGCAGATCTGCACCGTCAGGTGCGGGCTGACCGTGAACCGGCCGTCGCCCGTCTCCGAGTTGGAGATCTTGATGCCGGCGTGCATCACCGGCTCGGTGCCGGGCTCGTAGCCGAGGCCCTCGCGCTGCGCAAGCTGCCGGATGCGCTCCACCCCGCCCCGGCCGAACGGGTCACGGTACCCGGCCAGCAGGCCCGGGGCCTGCGCCCTGATCTCGGGGGCCTCGATCACGACGACCATGCGCGTCTCGGTCAGGTCGCACCGGGTCACCCGGCCCGCCACGCCGGCGTCCCGCACGCCGCCCAGCGCGGCCACCAGCACGTCCAGGTTGTCGATCCGCTGGTAGCTGTTGCTGAGCACGGCCCGCAGTACCCCGGTGCCGCTCTGGTCTCCGCGCAGCAGCCGCAGCATCAGCTTGGCGGCCAGCGGCGGGTACGGGGCACCGTCCGGGCCCTGCGGGCCGGGGGTGCCGTGCAGCAGCCCGTTCACGTTCAGGTCGAACAGGTCCGGCCGGTCAGCGGCGATGCGCCGCAGGTAGCTGGCGTGGATGCCCAGCTTCTCGGCCAGGCCGTCGATGGCCACCCGGGTGGGGGCATACCGGCCGTTGGGGTCGGTGATGCCGTTCTCCTCCAGCACCTGCTCGGCGCCCGTGATGACGATGCTGCCCCCATCGGCCGCGTAGTGGCCGGGGGTCATCACCAGGTCGATGGCCCGTGCGCGCTGGTCCTCCAGGACCGCCCGCAGGTTGGCCAGGTCGGTGGCGCGGGCTGCGAGGGTGATGCCGTTCTGCGTGTCGCTCATGCTGTGGTCCTCTCCAGGTGGCCTGCGGCCCTGCGCCGCCTACCGGTACCCAATATACACAGGGCCGCAGACACTTTGGCTACCCGGCAGCGCCGGCCTCGCCCAGCCCCGCCTCTTCCAGGCTGCCCTGCCCCGGCCGGCGGCCACGCGCGGTGTCGCGCATGGCGCGGAGCTGGTCCTGCTCGGCCGGGGTGGTGATGGCCTCGATAGACAGGAACTGGATCGTCGGCCGGTGCTTGTCCTCGTCGGCCAGCGGGTGCTTGATGCTGGTCTCCATGCTGACCAGCTCCACGATGGCCCAGTGCCGGTCGCGGGGATGGTCGATCAGGTGCTGGCGGATGGCGCCCAGCCCGTGGTCCGGCGGGACGGTCCCCGCGAACGCCACCGCGTTGCCGGCGTCGGGCGGGTCCTTCGGTGTGCGTGGCATGTGCTCTGGCCTCCTGGCTACTTGCGGGCCGCAGCGGGCGCGGCGGCCTTGTCGGTGTCGTCGTCGGGGGCGGCCCCGTTGTGCTTGCCGCCGCTGAACAGCTCCGCGTTGACGCGGGCCGCCGCCGCGGACTGCTGCGCCGCGGCGGCGTCTGCCACCACCCGGCCGTCCGGGTCCAGGTCCGGGCCGTACGCCTCGATCAGCCGGGCGTACACCCGGCGGCGGATGCCCACCGGCACGCTGGGGTCGCCCAGCACGTTGTCTACCCGGCGCATGCACGAGATCTCCAGCGCGAGCCCTGCCGTCTGTGCCATGGTCCTGCTCCTCTCCAGGTCACGCCTGCTGCGTGACCACGATCGATGCCCCGGGTCCCGGCGGGGCGCCGGGCACCAGGGGGCTGTCCTGCGCGTACACCATGCGCAGGCACGTGTAGGTGACCACCCTGGCATCGTCCACCCACACCGTGCCGGTCAGCGCGTCCTCGGTGGCGCGCAGCAGCTTCGACAGGTCGGGGGTGTCGGCCGGGTACAGCGGGGCGTCGGGGCGGATCACGTCGCCTGCCTTGCGGTGCAGGTAGTGGCTGCCGGGCCGCTCCAGCGAGAAGATCATCGACCCGGACAGCGGCCCGTCGAGCAGCGGCCCGTCGTACTGCTGCCGGGCGGCGGCGGCCACCGCCTCCCGCCACGCCTTGAGGTACTTCGACTTCTCCACCTGGTTGATCTTCACCAGGTGCGCGCGGCGGCACCGGGTGCACCGGGCGGCGTCCTGGTAGCACGGGCTGAACGCCGACTTGGAGCCCTGCGGCGCCACCCGCCCGGCCACGGTCACGGCCACCACCGGGGCGGGCGGCTCAGTGCCGAACAGGGTCACGCCCACGCCCATGCCGCCCACGGTGCGCGCCCCGTCCGGCGGGCCGACCCAGGCCACCGGCTGGCGGCTCTCGGGCACCAGCACGTACCGGCCGGTGTCGTCGTGCGTCCACCGCGCGGCGGCCTCGGCCAGGGTGACCGGGTAGGCGCACTCGCCGCACAGGCTGTGCAGCGGGTGCACCGTGGTGCCGGGGCCGAGCACCCGCTCGCCGTGGCGGTTGGTGACCAGCGCGTCGGGGCCGGGGCTGGCCGCGTGCGCCGGCTCCAGGTCGGCCGGGGCCAGGGTGCGGCCCTGCGCCCGGGCCACCAGGCTGGTGTGCCACGGGCTGGGGCACGGGGCGCCGTCCGCGGTGCCCGGCGCGGCAGAGGCAGACCCGCAGTCGGGGCACGCGCGGAACCCCGGCTCCGCGCTCAGCCCGGCCCGCTGGTAGCCGGTCACCCGGCCGCCGCCGCGTACGCGCCTGCGCCCTGCTCGATGGCCGCCGGCTCATCCAGGAACATCCCGTTATCGTAGGTCGCGGCCCACGGCCACCCGCCGGGCGTGCCGTTCCGGGTGATCGACACCGGCCACGGGCGGCCCTCCTCGCGGTCCCCGCGGAACCGCTGGATCTTGAGGGTGCCCCGCTTGCCGCGCGCCAGCCCGAACCCGAACTCGGGCCACCGCATATAGATCGCTGACCCGGCCGGGCGCAGCAGCCGCGCGCCCCCGGCGGCAGAGCCGGGGGGGTGCGTCTCCAGCCACATCGCCGGCCCGTACCGCTCGCGGATCATGTCCCAGAACCCGGTCACCTGGCTGTGCAGCTCCTCGGCGCCCTGGCCCCGGTCCAGGAACATCTTGTAGATCGGGCCGGCGATGATCAGGTCGGGCTGCGCCAGCCGGATCATGTCGGCCAGGCGCATCACGTCGGCGGGCTTGGTCACGTCGGTGCCGCCCGGCATGCTGGCCAGGTAGAGATTCTCCGGGGTCCACCGCGGCGACCGCGCGGCCACGTCTACCAGGCGCTGGAGCTTGCGCTGCATCAGGTGCGTCGGGTTCTCGAAGTCCATGATCATGACCCGCACCGGGGGGATGGCCGACCACGCGAACGGGTGCACCCCCGCCGCCGCAGCCACCGCCACCTGGTAGGCCAGGGTCGTCTTGCCGTCACCCTCGTAGCCGCAGACCAGTACCCGGTCCTGGTGGTCGAGCAGGCCCGGTATCACCGGGCCCAGCCGGGTGGTGTCCAGCGCGAAGAACCGGTCCACCGTCATGACCTGCGACAGGTGGCTGCGCGCCGCCGCCGCGGTGGCCACGGCCCGGCCCACGTCTGCCTGCGCCCCGGTCACGAGCTCGGCCAGGTCGGTGTGCCGCTCCCTGGCGCCCTGCACCAGCCGCGACCCGATCTCGCCCACGTGCCGGCGGGCAGCGCACTCCCGGACTACCTCCGCGTGGGCCACCGCAGCCGGGGCCGTCACGGCTACCGCGTCGCCGTACATGCCCGCCAGGTACATCGGGCCGCCGGTCACCCCGACCTGATTGCGGCGGTGCAGCTCCGCGTTCAGCGTCACCGGGTCAACCGGGATGCCCTGCGCGAACAGCACGATCATCGCCTCGTAGATCATGCCGTGCGCCGGGCGCAGGAAGTCATCGGGCACCAGCAGCTCGGCTACCTCGTTCAGCGCGCCGCGGCTGCGCATGCACCCGCCAAGGCACCACCGCTCGGCCTCGATGTCGTGCACGGGCAGCGGGCCGCCGCCGCCTTCCTCGTAGTCGTCGTACTCGTCGTCTGGCACGGGGCGGTTTCCTCTCCGGTCGGTCATGCGTCCCACGGCGCTTCGCCCTCGTCCTGCGCCGGCCGGCCGCTGGCGGCCAGGCGGGGCGGCAGGGCCTCATCGAGCCACGAGCGGGCGCGCAGCCACGTGGCCGGGTACGGGATGAATCCCTTCTCGGGCAGGTTGGGGTCGGCGGCGAACCGCCGGGCGCCTGCGATCACCTGGTCTGGATCGGCACCAGCGCGGAGCACCTGGCCCCACGCTTTTTCCACGTCGCCGGGCTTGGCCTTGCGGGGGTAGGTCCCGTAGAACTCTCTCCAGCGCGGCAGCGCGGCGGCCAAGCTCTTTTGTGGTGTGGTGTGGTGTGGTGTGGTGGGCATTGCTCCCCCATTGGCTACCCCATTGCGGTTGCCATGCGGCTGCGATGCGGCTGCCATAGCGCCCGCATTGGGGTCGCCACCGAACAGGTCGGGGCCGGGGGGCTGCCACCTGGCCCGGGCGCCCCGCTTACCCGCCTCTGACCTGGCCTTCCACTGCTCCAGCTCCTGCCAGTAGGCGAAGTCATGGAACCGCCAGCCGCTGGGGTCGCACGGCTCCCACAGGCCGTGCTCCCGGCCGGCGCGGGCGCCCACCAGCATGCCGGCGATGCGGTCGCCGGCGTCCCGGCCGCCCATGGTGCGGTACACCAGGCCGGCCGGCACGTGGCCGGCCTGGTCGGGGCGCTGCGGGTCAGCGTGCGACTTGGCCCACGCCAGCATGAGCGACCACAGCCCCACCGCGGCGGCGGCGGCGAGCGGGTCGCCGGCGTCGAACAGCGCCAGCACCTTGGGATGGTCGTGGAATCCGTCGTCCATCTGCGCCCAGCTCATGCCGTGCGCGCCCGGAGGCGGGCACCCTTGCGGCGGGTCGCGGTGCTGTTGTCGGCGGCTTCCGGTAGTGTGTGCACCGGTTGGGCTCCTCTCGTTGGCACGGGCAGAGCTTTGAGACGGCCCCGGGTTCGCGCCCGGGGCCTCTCGCATGTCTGGGCACTTTAGCGCGCTTGCGCCCCTGCGGTACCCGCATGTGATCACGGCCGGCGCGGCGCCCCCGGCGGCCAGGCCGGCAGACCGAGGCCGAGTCGCAACATAATGGCCCCCAGAATGGCGCCGTTTGTCGGCACCCGCTGCTATGCTTATGGCACCCACTGGAGAGGGAGCACAAAGCAAATGCAGACCACCACCGCCACCGCCCCGGCCGCCTCGCTCAGCGCGAACGTAAGCGCCCAGAATGGCACCCCGGCCGATGGCCCGCAGGACAGCCAGAACGGCGCGCAGGCCGAATCAGCCGTTGCCCGCAAGGCAACGCGCAAGGCCACCACCAAGGACAAGGACAACCGCGAGTACTTCGCGTTCGCCCGCCGCATGCTGCGCGCCTACGGGCGCCGGGTGCAGGCCGAGGACCCCAGCGACCTGGCGGGCCTGCTGGCCATCCGCGACGAGATGGACAAGGTGATCGCGCAGACCGCCGCCAGCCTGAACGAGCAGGGTTTCTCGTGGGCCGAGATCGCCTACGGCGCCACCCGCCCCGAGGCCCCCGTGACCAAGACTGCCGCTTTCAAGCGGTGGGGCCGTGGCTAGCCAGCCCGGCGCGGCGCAGCCCCGGCAGCCACGTGCTGCCGGGGCTGCTGCGTGCCCGCGCAAAGCGGCGCGCCCCGCCTGCACGAGGCAGACGGGGCGCCCACTGGAGAGGAACCGCAGTGCAGAGCACCGGGGACCTGCCGCTGATGCTACCCGCCCGCCGGGCATGCAACCAAGCAGGGCCGCGCGTGCCGCTGCCTGCGGGTTCGTACAGTCAGTACAGCCACACGGAGAGGAGCAGCCAGCATGACCAGGACAGTAACCGAGACCACCGTCTGCGACCTAGGCGACGGTGATGCCGCGGAGACGGTGCGGTTCGACTTCGGGGGCCGGGCGTTCGACATTGACCTCTGCGGCGAGCACGCCGCGGCGATGGGGCCGATGATCGACGTGTACGGCGCCCGGGCCAGGGCCGCCGGCGCGCGGCGCATGCAGAGGCGCGCCGGGCTGGCCGCCACCGGCCGGCCGCGCCGGTCCAAGGCCAGCCGGGACCACGCCGCCAGCGTGCGCAGGTGGGCCGCGCAGCAGGGCATCGAGGTGTCCGACCGGGGCCGGCTGCCCGTCGCGGTGGTAGCCAAGTACGAGGCGGCGCACTGATGGCCCGCCACGACGGCAGCACCTGGCCCGAGCCCGACGACGACCGGACCATCGGCCAGGTGGTGCATGACCAGGAGCTGGCCGACGCCCTGTACCCCATCCCCGAGATGCGCCGCGACGTGACAGCGGGCCTGCCCGACGACCGCGGCGGGCAGCGCTACGCAGACCTGGCCCCGACCGAGCTGGCCGCCCTGCCCGACCCGGTGAGCCGGCCGGCGTGGCGGTTCACGGCGGTGCGGAACGCGGCCGGGTTCCTGCTGCACAATCTGCACCTGGCCGACCTGCCCCGCCGCGCCGCGGTGGTGCTGATGGCCGGCCCGGCCGCCGCCGAGGCCGAGCGCGTCTGGGGCGGCCGGGCCAGCCTCCCGGCCATGGGGCTGCCGGTGCAGTGCGGGGAGTGCCGCCGCGAGTGGGACGCCAGCCCCGAGGACCCGTACCTGAACGCCGGCCCCGACCACCTGACCGGCGGCACCTGCACCCCGTGTTTCATGCTGGCGCAGTCGCGGCGGCCAGAGGCAGAGCGGGTGCTCGACGGCACCATAGTGACCCCCGGAGAGGACACCGACGATGACTGACGTAGCCCGGCTGCCGCACCCCGACCCGGCCGCCCAGCTTGACCGGGAGCACATCCCCGCCGCCCGGCTGGTGCTGTCGCAGCCCGAGATAGACGACGACAAAGACGCGTGGCTGGACGAGCGGCGCCGCGACCAGGACACCGGGCAGTGGCGGGTCACCGCGTCGGAGCTGGCGGTGGTGCTGGGGCTGGCCCCCGACAGCCACGGGTCCCCGTTCAGCCTGTACTACGACAAGACCGAGGGCATCACGACCTTCGAGGGGAACGAGCGCACCGAGCTTGGCCTGTACCTGGAGGGGCTGGTGTCGCGGCGGTTCGCGGCGGCCAACCCTGACCTGGAGCTGGGGCCGGGCGGCCTGTACGTCAGCAACGCGCACCCGTGGCTGGCGGCCACGTTCGACCGGATCGCCTACGACGTGCGGTTCGACTGTGACGGGCAGTGCGCCGGCGCCGGGCACCAGCCGGGGTGCCGCCAGGACATAGCCGAGACGTACCAGCCCGCCGGGCCGGTGCAGATCAAGAGCTGGGCGCAGCGGGCCGACTTCGGCGAGGCGGGCAGCGGCGTCATGCCGGTGTACCTGCGGGTGCAGCTCCTGGTGGAGATGGCCGTGCTGGGCACGGACATCGGGTGGCTGCCGGTGATCTTCCTGCCCAGCGGCAAGGTGGTCACGTTCGTGATCGAGCGGGACGAGGCCGCCGACCGCGACATAGACGCCATCCTCCAGGCGGGCGCAGAGTTTGTGCGGTGCCTGGAGCGCGAGGAGGTACCCGAGGTTGACTGGCGGCCCAGCACCGCGGAGACGCTCAAGCACCTGTACGCCCGCATCGACCCGGGCGAGCGGGTGCAGGTGCCGTGGCGGCTGGGGCACCGGCTGACCCGGGCGCGGCGGTCGCAGGCCGCCGCCGAGCGGCGGGTCAGGCAGGCGCAGAACGAGATCCGGCTGCGCGCGGGCAACGCGGGGCAGGTCACCTGCTGGGACCCCGGCATGAAGCGCGAGCGGGTGCTGGTGACCCGCAGCGGCGGCCCCCGCGCCGGGTACAGCGTGACGCCCGCCGAGTGGGTGGAATCGATGCGGCCCGGCCCGTGGGGCAGCGGCAAGCTGACCAGGGCCGAGCAGGACGGCGAGAAGTAGCCCGCTACTCAGTAGCAACCCAACTGGAGAGGAAGCACCACCATGGCACCAAGGCAGACCGGCCCCGCCGGGCAGACCGTCACGGGGGCACTGGCCACCCGCGAGAAGGGCGGCGCGGAGGTTGACGCGGCAGTCGCCGCGGAGCAGAACGTGCGCACGTTCGTGACCAAGATCGAGGGGGAGCTGGCCAAGCAGCTACCGCCGCACATCCCGGTGGAGTACTTCTCGCGCACCGTGCTGACGGGGCTGCGGAAGTCACCTGAGCTGGCCAACGTGGCCCGCACCGACCGGGGCCGCGCCAGCATCTACGCGGCCCTGCTGGAGGCGGCCAGGTTCGGGCTGATGCCGTTCACCGAGGAGGGCGCCGTGGTGGCGTTCGGCGGTGAGGCCACCTGGATCCCCCAGTGGCAGGGCCTGGTCAAGATGATGCACAACACCGGGGACGTGGCCGCGGTGGAGGCCCGCCACATCCACAAGAACGACACCTGGTCGCTGGCCTACGGCGACGGCGGCGGGTTCCGCCACGTGCCGCTGCTGATCACCCCGGAGGGGGAGCCGGTCAGCGACGAGGACCGGGGGCCGCGCATCCTGGCGTACTTCTACGTGGTGTACCGGGACGGGTCCCGGTCGGCGGTGACGCTGGTCACCCGGCAGGAAGCGGAGCGGGTCCGCGACACCTACTCCAAGAGTTACCGGCGGGCCGAGAACAACGGCAGGAAAAACAGCACCTGGCACACCGAGTTTGACCCCATGTGGCTCAAGACGGCCATCCGGCAGGGCGCCGGGCGGGTCCGCAAGTCGGCCATGATGGCCGAGCTGCTGCTGGCCGCCGCCCGCGACGACGTGCACGCCCCGCCCGCCGCCGCGCCGCCGAAGCCGTCCGACCTGGGCGGCGCCGACGTGCTGGAAGGGGAGGCCCTGTACGACAGCGCCGAAGACGGGCAGGACGCCACCGGGGCCACCGAGGACACCCGGTGGGGGCAGGACCCCGCCGACCCCGGCCCGGCCGAGCCGCAGCCCGACCCGGCCGGCCAGGCGCGCCGCATGCAGGCCCTGCTCACAGAGTGCGGGCTGGCCGGCACCGCCCACCGGGACCAGCGGCTGGGCGTGGTCGCGTTCCTGGCCCGCGCCGGCGACGGCGACCCGGCGCTGCCCATCAAGTCGAGCAAGGACCTGACCCCCGAGCAGGTGGCCCGGGTGGTGGCCAAGCTGACCGACATCCGCGCCGCCGGCGAGCCCGAGGCCGCCCTGTACGACGGCATGCTGCGGCTCGCCGCGGCGGGCGGGTGGACCCCCGGTGACTAGCCTGCCGGCCCGCACGTGGGCCGAAGTGCGGGCCGAGTACCGGGCGGTGGTGGCCGCCGGGCAGGGCGGCGTCATCTGGCTGGGCGGCGCCGTGGCATGCGACCTCTGCGGCGCCGACCTGACCGCCGACCCGCGCAGCGGCGGGTACCTGTTCGGGTGGTCACAGGCCATCGGCCCGTGCTGCGCGGCCAGGCACGAGGCCCGGGCTGCCGCCGCCGGCGAGCAGCACCTGATCACCGCCCGGTGCCCGGCCCTGCTGCCGTTCGCCGCGTGGGTCCGCGCCCTGCGCGCAGAGCACCCCGCCGCCGAGTGGATCACCGTCAGCCCCGGCCGGCCCGAGGACATGCAGACGGTCACGTTCCGGGACGCCATCACCCACCAGGCAGAGGCAGTCATCATCATCGACAGGGAGAACGGCAAGTGAGTGATGCAGTGAGTGACGCAGAGGACGCGCTGGCCATGGCGCTGGCTGCCGTGGCCGGCGACTGGGAGGCCCGCGGCGGCCCGTTCGACGTGGACGGCCCGTACGACGGGGTGACCCTGCCGCAGGCGCTGGCCCGCACCGCGCTGGCCCGGGTCCGCGAGCAGGAGGTCACCCCGGCCGCCGCCGCCCTGGAGTCGGCGGGGCGGGCGCTGATGGCCACCGCGGCGGCGATCCGCGCGGCGGCGCCCGGCCAGCGCGACGGCCCGCTGCCCGCAGACGCCGCCGCGCGGATCATCGCGGGCGGCGGCGACGGCCCGGCCGTGGTCGAGCTGATGCTGACCGGCGGCCGGGCGTGGCTGGCGCCGCTGGGCACCCGGCCGGGGCAGTCCGAGGCATGGCTGGAGGTGGCCCTGCATGCGTAACCTGCCCTGGCGGGCGGTCACCGCGCTGCCCATGGACAACCGGGCCGGCTGGCGGGTGTGGCACTGGCTGCGCCGGGTGCCGTGGGTGTGCCCGTCGAACGCGCACACCGCCCTGATCCTGGACCACCCCGGCCGGGACCGGCGCATCCGCATCGACCGGGTGTGCCGCACCGGCATGGCCCGCACCGGGTCGTGCTGGTGCGGGAAGCTGCGCCCCGCCGGCGCGCCCGTGGCAGACCACCCGGCTATCCGCGCCGGGCTGTTCGATGACCCGTGGGGAGGGACCAGTGGGTGACAGGTTCCGCGTGGTGCTGTCGGACGGCTGCGAGTTTGACGAGCACCGCCCGCCCGGCATGGCCAGGCCAGTGGACGGCGAGCTGCGGGTGTGCGGCCACCCGGAGCACTACCCGGCCCAGTTCCCGGCCCGGTACACCGACCTGGCCGCCGCGACCGCCGGCCTGGCCGCCGCGCTGACCGGCACCCGCGAGGGGTGGCTGCGGTGGTGGGCCGCCGCCAGCGACGCTGACCGCACCCACGTGGGCGCCGCCATGCACGCCCTGCACGACCAGGGCACCGGGCAGGGCGGCGCCGGGTGCTGCGGCACCCTCGGCGCCTGGCACCGGCCCTGGTGCTACCTGACCCCCCACGAGCACGAGGCGGCCCGCGATGGCACATGACCCGCAGACCGCAGAGGCGGTGGCCGGCGTGCTGGCCCGCGCGAAGCTGGCCTACGGGGCAGAGGCACGGGGCTGCCGGCCGGGCCTGTACGCGGGCCTGTCACTGGAGTACGTCCAGGCGCAGGCGGTGCTGGACCTGCTGGGCAGCGGCGGCTACGCCACCGGGGCCGAGGCTGCCCTGCTGATCACCATGCTGGTGCGCCGGCTGGGCGGGTCGGTGGTGCTGGCACCGGACGAGGTACAGCGGTCCATGGCGTACCGGCTGGACACCGAGCAGGGCGCCGGCGACACGTTCACCGTGCGGGTGCTCGATGCCTGACCTGATCCGCGCGGTGGTGCTCGCCCGCGACATGCAGTGCGTGTGGTGCGCGCAGGTGCAGCTAGGCGAGCGGGACTCGTGCCACCACCGGCAGCTCAAGTCCCGCGGCGGCCCCGACGCCCCGCACAACCGGGCGGGCCTCTGCGGCGGCGGCGCGGGGCCGGGCTGCCACTGGCGCGCCCACGTGGCCGAGCCCGGAGCGGCCACCCACCTTGGCTACCTGGTGGCGTCGTGGGCCGACCCCCTGGAAGTGCCCATGTGGCACGAGCCGCTGGGCTCGTGGGTGCTGCTCAGCCGGGACGGCGGGTTCACCGAGATGGCGGGCACGTGGGCCGAGCTGGCGCGCCTGGCACCCGGCTACGAGGTTGCGGTTCGGTAACAGTCCCCCAGCGCGACCAGGGCGCCCCGGCCACCCGGCCCGGGCGCCCTTGCCGTGCCCGCCGCGCGCATCGCCGCAGCGTGCGATCACCGTTGCCCGGGCGGCACCGCCAGATCGGCGCCTGCGCCCCGCCGCGGCCCGCTGGCACCAGGCGGCGGGGCAGCCGCCGGCGCCCGGCTGAGTCGGCCTGAGCGAGCCCCGCACGCGCGCCCGCGACACGCGCCGCGGCCTGCGCACGCGCCCCCGTAATAGAACGGGTACGGGTAGGTGTAGCGTGGTGCCTGCACCACCTACCGAGAGGAACCGCAATGGAGACCACCGCCACCGTGCAGGCCGCAGAGGACACCGCCCGCGCCGCCCGCCGCGCATGGGTCCAGGCCGAGCCCGGCACCCCCGCCGAGCAGCAGGCCCTGGCCGCCGTGTCCGCCGCTAACAAGGCGCTGGCCGCCGCCCGCGCCGCCGCCTGACCCCCGCCCGCAACCGGACCCCTGGAGAGGACACCGACATGACGCAGCCAGCCACCGCCACCACCGCCTACGCCACCATGACCGTGGGCGGCGGCACCGGCCCCACCTACCGCGCGGCCGACGACGACACCGCAGAGGCCGCCGCCGTGCGCGACGGGTTCACGGTGCTCGACATCACGGACGGCCCGGACGGCACCGCCATACTGGTGATCGCCGACGAGCGCACCGCCCCGGCCCCCGCGCCCGACTGCGAGGCCCTGCGCGACGGGCTGGACCCCGCCCACGACGCCCGCCAGTGCAGCCACTACCCGCCGCTGCCCGCCGCCCTTGACGCCTACCTGGCCCGGGCGCGCGGCCCGTACGACCCGCGCACCGACCGCTAGACCCCGCCCCGGAGAGGACCCGACCGCCATGACCAGCCCCACCCCCGCCGTGACCGCGCAGACCGTGGCCGCCCACCTGGTGACCCCCGGCATGCGCGTCATCAAGGACCGCAGCGGCTACGACGGCACCTGCCTGGTGTGGGCGCCCGAGCCCGCCAGCCAGGCAGACGCCGGCCTGGACCCGTTCATCACCGGGGCAGCCGAGCAGCGCGCCGCCCGCGCCATGACCCCGGAGCGCCTGGCCGCCGAAGAGGCAGCCGCGTACTGGGCCGGCACTGACCGCGCCGCGGCGGATTTCATGGCCGCTGACGGCTACCCCGGAGACCGGGCCTGACCCGTCACCTGCGCAGATGCGCTGGGCGCCGCGACACGCGTGGTGACCAGCGCATTTGCATGCCCGCCAGGGTACCTACACATACCCGTTCTGCGGTATGGTGGCGTTGCACGAAACGCCACTGGAGAGGCAGACCATGAAGCACCAGCCCGACCCCCCGTACAGCACCGGCCGCGTAGACGTCCAACTGATCGAGCTGCCGCGCTACGAGGGCACCGCCGCCCTGTACAGCCCGGCCGCCGCCGAGCCCGGCGCGACCAGCATCGAGGACTGGCGCTGCGGCCACCAGCACCTGAACTGGGACGCCGCCGAGGACTGCGCCCGCCGCGGTGCCGCCGCCGAGGTACGCCGCCGCAACAAGGCAGCCGTCCCCGGCCTGGCCGCCACCCCGTGCGACTACCGGCTCACCAGCAAGTACGACATGGGCTGGCTGCGGTACTGCGCCGGCCACCACACCACCGCCGGGACGATCTACCCGGACCAGGCAGTGGCCGAGGCCACCCCGTGGACCTGCCCGTGGGACGGCACCCGGTGAGCGCCACCCGCCAGCCCGCAGGTGCCCGGTGACCGCCATGTGGACCGCGAACGGCACCACCGAGCTGGCCGCCGTGATCACCCGCGAGTGCGGGGTGCGCGGCGCAGACGGGGCCGCCCTGGCCGCGCAGGCTGCCAGGGTGGCCCCGGCCCCGCTCGACTTCACCACCGAGACCCGCGCCGGCACCAGCCGGGGCGCCCGCGGCGAGCAGGTATCGAAATGCCTCTGGCGCGCCCGCCGCCTCGACATGGGCCGCAGCGCCTACCGCCTGACCCTGCTGGACAGCTACCCGGAAGGACCCGCAGCACCATGACCGCCGATACCGCAGAGCCCGAGTACACCACCGAGACGTGGCGGTGGATGGGCGAGCGCACGGGCACCAAGGGTGACCGGCACAACACTTGGCAGGACCCCGCCGGGCAGCCGCTGTACTTCGCGGCGAAGCCCAGCACCGCCGGGGGCGCCGTGGGCGGGTACTACACCGCCACGGTGCTGCGCCACGACGACGGCGAGGGGCTTAGCCTGCGCGCCGTGCAGTTCGAACGGCAGGCCGGCCGCGGCGACGCCCTGGCCGACCAGTGGCGCGCAGAGGACCGGGCCGCCAGGACGCGCGCCAGCGCCAGGCGGCGGGAGCGTGACGCCGCCAAGGCCAACGAGCTGGACGAGGCCCTGGCCCCGCTGCTGGCCATCGCCGGCAAGCTGCGCACCCACGCCGACCAGGAGGCCCTGATGATGCTGGTGCTGCGCCGCATGAACGGCGCCTGGTACACCCGCTGAGCCCCCTGTAGGCCGCGCGGCCCCAGACGCGCGGCCGGCAGGGCGCCCAGCCCCGGCACCCGGCACCACTGGAGAGGGAGACCATGAACGACAAGACAGACCCCGTCGAGCAGGCCCGGGCACTGGTCCGCGCCGCCGAGCACGAGCTGGAAGAGGCGCAGAGCTGGCGGGAGCAGGCCGCCGGGGACGTGGCCGAGCTGGCCCGCCACGTGGCCACCTACGACGAGGACGGCCACGCGTGGCCCGTCACCGCCGACGAGGAGCACAGCGCCGCTGCGCTGCGCGGCCTGCACGTGGCCGCGCACCGGCACCTGCTCGGCCTGTACCGCGACGACGTGGAAGCCCTGGAGTACGCCAGCGAAGACCTGCCCGACGACCAGTGGGCCGCTGAGCAGCTACCCGAAGACGACGGCTGGGACCTGATGTACGAGGCCCACCTGGCCCACCAGATGACGCTCTGCGGCGCCCAGTTCGCCACCGGCCCCGCCAGCGACCCGTACGGCACCATGTGCGACAAGGGCCTAGGCCACTACCCGCACACCAAGCACGCCGGCCCGGACCCCATGGGCCAGCCCGACGTGCGGGTCGAGTGGCACGGCGGCGGCACCTGCGCCGGCGACCCGCTGCCCTACACCAGCGTGGAGTACAACGGCGGCGACGCCTGATGGGCGCCAGCAGCACGCACCCGGTGTTCGGGTCCAAGGCAGGCCCGGAGGCAGTGGCCATGCTGCGCGGGCAGCTCCGCGTCAGCGCAGACGCCGCGCAGGCCCTGCTGGCCCGCGCGGCAGGCGACGGCGCCGGCACCCCCCGCGAGGTAGAGCTGGTAGCCGAGACCCGCATCCACACCCCCGACTGCCCGGCCGGCGCGTTCGCCGGGGCCAGCCGGTGGGTGCTGGCGTACAACCGCGAGCGCACGCAGGTCAAGCTGACCCGCGTGGAAGCGCAGGTGCAGCCCCGCACCCCGGCGAAACAGGAGGCCCAGAGTGCCTGACGACGAGACCATGCCCGCCCGGCCCGGCACCGCCCCGCCGCCCTACGCGGCCGGCCTGAGCACCGTGCCGAATGACGGGTGGACCGTGTCGGGCCACGCCCGGTGCCTCGACTGCGGCGAGCGGACCCGGCAGCTCACCCGGCGCGGCGCGGCCGTCCTGTTCCACCGGACGGGCTGCCCGCAGGGCACCGGCCCGGAGGCCCGTCCGGGCCGCAGCCACGGCGGGGCGGGCAGCGGGCTGTGACCATGCGCAAGGGCGACACGTGGGACCAGGAGCTGGGCGGCGTCCGGCTCCTGTCCGAGATGTGCGCCACCTGCGTGGGCCGCCCCGGCAACCCCATGCACCTGGAGCCCGGCCGCCTGGCCGAGCTGGTGGCCGTCAACCGCCGCCAGGAGAGCTACCTGGTGTGCCACGCCACCCTGCGCGACGGGCAGCACCCGCAGGCCGGGGAGGCGCTGTGCCGGTGGTTCTACGACCTGCCCCGGCCTACCGCGTTCATCCAGATCATGCGCCGCCTTGGCGCGTTCCGCGAAGTGCCGCCACCAGGAGAGGACACCACGCCATGACCGACCCCATGCCCCACCCGCACCCGCTGCCCGAGACCCCCGGCCGGGGCCACCGGGGCCACCCGCCGTTCGTCCCCGGAGATGACCGCCCGCCCCACCTGCACTACCCGGCAGGCGAGGGACCGCCAGAGCTGCTGACACCGCCCGTGGCCACCCGGTACCACGCCCCGGGCTGCCCGTCATTCGGGCACGCCCCGTCCCCGCAGTACGCCTGCACCTGCGCGCCGCTGGCCCCGCCGCTGTCCCCGCGCCGGGACATGCACGGCCGGGCGCTGACCCCCGGCACCAACGCGGACGGCCTCAACATCGCGGCGGGCATCGAGCAGGCCCGGCAGATCGGGTTCGGCGCGGAGGCCCTGGTGGTGATCGACTACGCACTGCTGCGGTGGGCGCGCGGCGAGGAGCCCGGCGCCGAGGCCACCATCGAGTCCCACGGCATCAACTACACGTCGTGGCGGATGTGCCTGGCCGCCGCCATGGCCGCCGCCGTGCCGCCCCGGGAGGACGCCCCGCCCGTGGCGGCGGGCCGGTGCAACTGGGCGGCTGACTGCCTGCACGGCGACCCGGCCGCCTGCACCCACGGCGGCGACTGCCCGGTGCACCCCCACGCAGGCGGCCTGCACGACTTCACCCCGGCCGAGCCCGCCTGCCCCCGGCGCCACCGCTCTGGCGCCCGCCACCAGCTTGACCGCCTGCGCGACGGCGGGTGGGAGTGCCCGGGCATCGCCCCGGACGGCACCGACTGCGGCTACCAGCTCACGCCGCCGCGCGACCACGAGGCCGGCCTCACCGCGCTGGCCCGCGCCGTGCAGCACCACTGCCCGCACCAGCCGGCCGCGCTGACCGCCCTGCCCGCCGCGGTCCAGGTCTGGTTCGACCACGCGGAGGCAGAGCCGTGGCGGGTCAGGTTCGTGCGGTCCATGGGCGGCGGCAGCGCCACCGCGCGGCGGCGCGTCTGGGCGGTCACCACCGGGGCCACGCTGACCACCGCACTGGAGGCCGCCCGCCGCATGCAGGCCGGCACCCCGTGACCGACGCCGGCCGCGCCAACTTCCGCGCCGCCAACCGGGGCCGCCGCGACGCCGCCGCCGGCCGGGACGTGACCGCCGCCCGGTGGGCGCTGGCCCTGGCCGCCGCCGACGAGTGGCCGGACGGGTGGCCCGGCACGTGGTACCGGGTGGCCATCGCCCGGGTGGCCCACCCCGAGGACAACTGGGCGCAGGTCGGCGCCCGGCTGGGCTGGACCAAGGACCGCGCCGTGGGCTGCATGCGCCGCCTGCGGCAGGCAATCGAGGAGGACAACAATGGCTGACGCCGCCGCCCACGCCTACCTGACCGCCGGCCTGCTGGAGCTGCTGGGCGGGGTCCGCGCCGCAGCGCAGCACGCAGAGCTGCACGCCGGCCGCATCGAGCCGGGCCTGCCCCCGGCGGCCATCACCCCGGACCCGTACTACGGCGCGCCGCGCCCGGGCCGGCCCGGCCGGTGGGTGGTCACGTTCGGCGAGGATCACTGGCTCCGCGTGGTGAACACCGCCGAGGGCATGGGGCCGACGCCGCCCGGGTGGGGCATCCCGCTGGCGCGCCGGTACGTCATCATCGACGCGCCCGGCGCCGAGGCGGCCCGCGCCGAGATCCTGGAGAGATTCGGCCCTGGCTGCTGGGCGGCCATGTACCCGGCCGCGCAGGCCACCACGGCGGCGATGATCGCGGCGCTCGGCCTGCGCGAGCTGGTGCTGTGATGGGCGGCGAGCTGGCCGCCGTCATCGCGGCGGCCACCGCAGAGGCGGTGCAGGTCACCAGCACGTGGCAGGCCGGCGACGACGCCGTACGCGCCGCGCAGGCCCGCCACCCCGCGCAGGCGCTGGCGCTGTGGCACGGCTTCCAGCTCCTGGCGCCCACCCACCCGCGCATGACGGGCGGGGCGCCGTTCGTGTTCGCGGGGCACTGCCGGGAGCTGCTCGACCGGCTGGCCGCCGGGGCCGACACCCGCCCCGCGACCGCCGCGGAGGTTGTGCTGGCATGCGCCGGGGCGTCGCAGCTAGCGCCGCTCAACCCGACCGGCCACGGCCTGTACCTGCGGGCCTGGCACCTGGCGTTCCCCGACCAGGAAGTGATGCCGGACGGCGAGCACTACGAGGCCATCCGCGGCGACGAGATAGACCAGGCGCTGGGCGGGCTGCGCCGCAAGATGACCGCGGCGTGGCGGGTCATGGACCCGGCCACGGAGTGCGATGGGGAGCACTGGGGCGAGCCGGTGACCGGGTGCCCGTACGCGGCTGCGGCGCCGGCCCTGGACACTCTGTGGTGACCAGCCCGGCCTAGAACGGGTACCCGTAGGTGTATGCTGGCCCCGGGCCAGCGCACCACGGCCCGGGCACCCACTGGAGAGGGAGCACAACATGACCGCCACCACGCGCGACCGCAGGGCCGCCGCCAACCGGGAGCACACCCGCGACCTGCTGGCCAGCCGCGACCCGCAGTACGCCAAGGCCCTGGAGGCCGCCTGGCAGGTGCCCGCCGCGTGGCTCGACACCACCGCCGAGACCACCTGCGCGCTGTGCCCCGCCCTGCTGCACCGCGCCCCCGTGCCCGGCGCCGACGAGTGGGGCTGGGCAGACCGCGACGGCCACGCCTGCGGCGACGACCCCGACGTGGCGCACCTGCTGCCGAACCCGTACGCCTACCTGACCGCGCTGGGCGAGCGGGCCATGGCCCTGATGACCGGCCCGAAGCGGCAGCGCGATCAGGCCGCCGCCACCGCGCTGATGGGCGAGTACTCGTCGCTCAAGGTGCGGCTAGACCTGGGCGGCACGTTCCACCAGCACCACCCCGGCGCCGGGCGGGCCCCGTTCTACACCGGGCCCGCCGTGCCAGAGTGCTGCGGGTGGCCCGCGCTGCTGCGCCCCAGCGGGTTCACCTGCCGGCAGTGCGGCACCCGGCTGGCGGTGCTCTGATGCCCGCCGCCACCCCGGCCGCCGCCGCGCAGGCCGCCGCCGAGGCTATCGAGGCGGTGGACGCTGAAGTAGGCGGCACCGTCACCACAGACGGGGTGCTGGTGGTCAACCACGCCAACGGCACCGCGTGGTTCACCATCACCGTGCTGCCCGGCGGCGAGCGGTTCCGGGTCACCGTGGCCCGCGAGATAGCCGAGCTGCCCCCGTTCCACGCCGCCCACACCGCGGGCGGCCCCGCTGGCTGCATCCGCTGCCAGCTCATCCGAGACGATCACTAACCGGACGGACAAGACATGAAACTGCTCACTGCCATGGCCTCTGCCCTGGCCTGCGCGGGCCTGGTGGCCTGCGCGTCTGCCGCTGCACCCGGCCCGGCCCGCGCCGCCACTGCCCCGGCGCCGGCCACCATCACCCTGGCCGGCCTGGACCTGCACGACGGCACCGCGCTGACCAGCGGCACCACCGACTACCTGTACGGCACCCGGTACGGGTGCGGGTTCACGTGGGGCACCCGTGGCACCCCGTGGTGCGGGTTCGGCGTCAGCACCGCCAAGGCTGCGGGCGGCCCGTGGGCCACCCCGAAGCTGCTGTTCAGCCCCGGCGCGAAGATCTCCGCGAACTGGCCCGGCGACAACGGGAAGACGTGGGCGCAGATGTGCGGCGGCGACGGGCAGGGGTGCTTCAACCCGCGGATGCTGCACACCCCGAACGGCCGGTGGCTGCTCTGGTTCAACGCCCCCGGCGACAAGGGCCGCCACGCTAACCCGTACTGGATCATGACGTGCTCCGGGCCTGCGGGGCCGTGCGGCAGCCCCCATAAGCCGGCGATCTACTCGGCGTGCAAGGCCGGCGGGGACTTCTCGCTGGCCCTCCAGGGCGGCACCGGGTACCTGGTGTGCGCCGGCACCAGCCGCGCCATTCACCTGGAGCCCCTGGCCACGGGCATGACGAACGGCGCCGACAAGGACATCCCGGTGCCCGGCGCGGTGGGCGAGGGAGACGGGGTGTACCACAGCTCTGGCGGGTACACGCTGGTGCTCTCGACCCCGAACTGCGGGTACTGCTCTGGCACCCGGGCCGCCGCCGCCGGGGCGGTCGCGGTCAGCGCCGGGTACGCCACCGCCGCGACCCTGGCCGGCCCGTGGACCTACCGGGGCGTGCTGCCCGGCGGCACCTGCACCGGGCAGCCCCGCACCGCCCTGGCGCTGAACGGCACCAGCTACGTGCTGGTGGACCGGTGGACGGGCAGCAAGGCCGAGCCCGGCGCCGCGCTGGCGCTGGTGCCGACCGCCCTGGACCCGTGGACCTGCAAGTGACCCCCGACGCCTACGACTCGCCCCCCGGCCAGGCGCCCGTGTTCACCCGGGTGTACCAGGCCGGGGGCAGCCACGCGCACCTGCGCCACGAGGACGGCTCCCAGCGGATCCTGCACGAGTGGGACCCCGACGCAGAGACCGACCCGGACACCTGGCTGGGCACCGGGGACCAGGACGAGTACGACCGCGCCGCCGGGCTGCCGCTGTGCCCGGCGTGCTTCCAGCAGCAGCAGGCAGCGTTCCCTGACCCGCGTCTCGGCGCCGGGCACCGCGCCACCCTGCTGACCGCTGACGACAAGGCCCGGAAGCGCGAGCACCGCCACCCGGTGCAGCGCGGAGAGGACGGCTGGTCATGAGGCTGCCAGGCGAGGGGTACGCCATGCTGCTGGCCAGGTGCCTTGGCTGTGGCCGGGTGTTCATGTGCGACCCCGACCGGGTGCCCACCATCGGCGTGATCTACGTGGACGGCCAGCCGACCGTCCCCGCGCCGGGCCAGCCGTGCAGCTTCGAGCCGGTCTGCCCCGACTGCTGCCGCGCCGCCAACCCGCACCGCCGCGCCGCCGGGCTGCCGCTGCTGCCCGAGGCCGACACCCTGGAAGACGACGGGGGGTGGCCGCAGTGACCCGCCGCAGGCCGCGCCTGCACCTGCTGGGCGCAGACGCCTGCCTGCTGGCCGGCCTGGCCGCAGGGTGGCAGCACGAGGCCCGGCCGCTGGGCTGGGCTGGGCTGGCTGCCGCCGCGGTGCTGGTGCTGCCGTGCTGGCCGCTGCTGGCCGTGGCCGTGGTGTACGGGCTGCCCGGCCTGGCCGGCGGCCTGGTGCCGTGCCGGTGGCGCATGTGGCACCGTGACCGCCGCGAGGGGCGTCCCCACATCCCGGTGCTGCTGCGCCGCGCGGTGTACGCCGCCGACCGGGACGCCTGCCTCTGGTGCGGCGACGGGTGGCAGCTCCAGCTCGATCACGTCCGCCCGTGGTCGTGCGGCGGCCTGAACGTGCTGTGGAATTTCGTCACGCTCTGCGGCCGGTGCAACCGCATCAAGTCGAACTACTGGCGGTACCGCAGCGGCCTGGTGGTGTACCGGTCGTGGCCGGGGTCCGCTGACGCCGCGGTGGCCGCGCAGATCCTCGCGGCCGAGCGGCGCGCCCGGCTGAACCCGGCCCGGTGGCTCCGCGCCGCGTGGGAACTTCGATAGGGACGTGGAGGGAAACACATGAGCGCTGAGCTAGCGGTGCCCGCTGACGGCGGCCATCTTGATGGCAGCCTGCTCATAGGGCAGATGCGAGCCGTACGGGAGTCGATGGGCACCGCGCCGCTTGCCGATGCCGGTGCGGCCCGCGAGAAGGCAGAGCTGGTGCGGACATGGGCAAAGATCAAGAAGACCGCTGCTGACGTTGCGCTGGAGGCAGCCCGCCTGGAATGTACGGCCCTGCGGCGCATGGCACAGCTCGGCTGGCATCCGTATGAGGGACACGAGCGCAGGGCCGCGACCTGGTACGCGGAGATGACCGATCAGGATTTCAGCGACTTCATCCGGGAGCTTCGAGCGGTGTCGAGTCCCACTGCCTACTACCAGGCCGCCCGCCGTAAGCGGACGCTGGCCCGGCTCAGTAGTGGCGGCACGCGGTTCAGGAAAGCGGCGGCCAAGATCGTCCACGGGACGGATGGCCCTGTGACTATGGCCGCCATGGTCACAGGGCTGGCCAGCGAGCTGGACATCGACGCAGACCTGCTGAAGGGTGGTCCGGTGCCGGCCGGGCTACGCGCCACCATCGCCGGGGTAATCCGGGGTGACCGCGATGACCAGATCGGCCTGTGCCCGGCCATGGTCACCATCCGTGATGCAGAGGGTAGCTGGCTGCATATCCGATGCGGTGAGGCCACGCTAGGCCAGTACCGCGAGATGATCACGCACCGCCAGCGGCAGGCAGCCGAGGTGCAGCAGGCCCTAGAAGATCTGATCGAGCTGGCGGACCGGCTCGCCCGGCTCGCGCCGGACGCCACGGACGAGTCCCCGCTTTACCCGCTACTGGAGCGGGCAGTTGCCGTCTCCTTGGCCGAGGACTGGCCGGACGGGTCACCGGACGGCCCGCCGGACGACTACCTGTGACCAAAGGTGGGGGTGGCTGCGCGCCGCGTGGGCGCTCCGCTAGCCCCCTGCATTCACGATCCGCTGACCGAGGCCAACCCTGGAGAGGCAACACCATGACCGACCGACTGACCGCCGCGCAGATGCACCGGGCCGCCGCCCTGATACTGGCCGCCCTGAACGACGAGGACCGGGCCGCCATGGCCGCCTGCGGCCGGCCCGGGCAGCCCGCGGCAGAGCCCGAGACGTGGCGGTGGCACTGCGCCCACGACGACACCCTGCTAGACCCCGGCCTGGCCATCGCCGGCAATCAGGAGATCCTGTACCACCCCGGCGACGGCACCCGCAGCGGGTGCGGCAGCTACAGCGCCGGCCTGTACTCAGACCAGCAGTACCCCGCGATGGGCGGCCGGGGCCTCTGCAACCTGGCCCTGACCGACGTGCAGGACCTCACCCCGCAGGTGGCCCGCCACATCCAGCGCCACGACCCCGCCGCGACCGTGGCCGCCACCGCGGCGTGGCGCGACCTGCTGGCCGCCGCCATGCCCATGGCCGGCCGCGCCGACGACGCGGGCGGCCTGGCCGACGCGGTGGTCCGCGCCGCCGCCGCGTGCGGGGTGGCGGCGCTGTGACCGCCCCCGCCAGCCGGGTGCGCCTGGCAGACGTGCGCCGCGCCATGCACGGCACCCCCGAGCTGGACGCCATGGACGCCCTGGCCACCGACCACGCCGCCCGTGCCGTCATGGAGAACATGACCCGGGCCAGCGCGGAGGCCATGGTCCGCGCGGTGGCGCTCCAGGCCGCCGACGAGTACCTGCGCGGCCCCGCCCCCGGCCGGACCGGCAGCGCCCTGGTGCTGGTGCTGGCCCGCGACGCCGCTGACCTCATCGCCGCGGCCCTGCTGCCCGGCGGCGGCCAGCCGTACCCCGGCATGCCCGACCAGGTCATGGGCGTGCGGGTCACCATGACTGACCTGGACGACTCCCCCGACTGGCACGTCTGGGACGAGTCTGCGGCCATGATGCGGGCGCAGGGCAGCGTGTTCCGGTGGACGCCGTGACCGGCGGGTACGGGCGCGCACCGGACGGCACCCTGGCCTGCCCCCGCGGCGGCCCTCAGATCGACTGTGCGGCCCGCAGAGGCCACCTGGCACTAACCACCTGCCTGCCAGTCCCGTGGCCCGGCTCTGTATGCCGTGGCTGCGGCGAGCGGCCGCTCAGGCTGCTTGAGCAGCTAGCCGCCGTGCACCCGCCGGCGCGGGCGCTGGTCCGCGCCCACCGCACAGGGGCCGGATTCGACGCTGACCGGCTCGCCGTGGCCGCCGCCGCCGCGGCAGAGGCAGCCGCATGAGCGCCGTGCAGCGCGCCGTCCGCACCGCCGCCCTGGCCGTCGCCGCCGCGGGGATCATCGCGGCCACCGCGGTGGCCCTGTCCGAGTCGTTCCGGTCGCTGCTCGGCTGGGCGGCTGCCCACGGGCTGCCCGGCGGCTGGGCGTACATCTGGCCCCTGATGGTGGACAGCTTCACCGTGGTGGGCGAGATGGTGCTGTTCGTCATGGTGCTGGACGGCTACGGGTGGCGGGCCAGGTGGCCCGCGTGGATCATCACCGCCGCGGGGCTGGCCGCCAGCGTGGCCGGCAACGTGGGCCACGCATGGGCAGACGCCTGGACCTGGCGCGCCACCGCCGCGGTGCCGCCGCTCGCCGCGGCGCTGCTGCTGGCGGTCGGGCTGGGCATGCTCAAGCGCCTGATCCGCGCCGCCCGTGCGCGCCAGCCGGCGGCCCGGCCCGGGTGGCGCGCCCGCGCCGCCCTGCGCCGGTACCTGCGCCAGCAGGCCCGCCAGCCCGCGCCGGCGGCGCACCCGGGCGTGCCGTCGTTCCCCGACGACCCCGACCCGTACGCCTACGCCGCGCCGCCGGCGCGCCCCGGCCCGGACCCGGACCCCGGGCCGCCGCGCCGGCCCGCACCGCGGCGCAGGCGCGCCGCCGGCCCGGCCGCAGAGGCCGCCGCGCTGGCCGCCGCAGCAGACGCCTACACCATCAGCGCCCGCAGCGGCCGGGCGCTGTCCGCGCGGCAGCTAGCCGACATGCACCTAGGCGGCAACCGCCGGGCAGCCGCCCGCGTCATCGCCGCCGCGACCAGCAGGGAGCCCGACCATGCCAGCCACTGACACCGCCGCCCAGCGGCCACTCTGCGCCGAGCACTACCGCCAGTGGCAGGCATGGCTGGACTACCGGCCGCCCCCGGCGCCCATGGCGATCATCACCCCCGGCAACTCGGTCAGGGAGATAGCCGCCCGCCAGCAGCGCCGGTTTGAGGACTGGCGCGACACCATCCGCATCCAGCAGGCCGCCATCGTCGCGGCGTGCCTGGCCGGGCAGCGGTGCGCCGATGGCACCTGACCTGGCCCGCGTAGAGCTGGGCACCGCCTGCGGCCACCGCGGCTACAGGTTCCCGGTGACGGCCTGGAGCGACGGCACCACCACCGTGGGCACCGTCCGCATGGACCCCGGCCAGGTAGCCGAGCTGGTCCGCCTCTGCCAGGCCGCGCTCGCCCTGGCCGCCCACGCGCCCGACGCCCCGCAGGACACCCCCCGTGGCCATTGACCAGGCCACCGCCAACACCCTGCGCATAGCCGCAGTGCAGGCCGACGCAGCCGCCGCGCTGGTGTGGTCCAGGCACCACCAGCCCGGCATCACCAAGAAGGAGACCGCCCGGCTGGGCACCGTCACCAGCGAACTGCGCCACGCCGCTGACGGTGCCCGCTACCTGGCCGACACCGCCGCACCGAAGGAGACACCGTGATCCCCGTCCAGGTGTGGATCGACCGGCCCGGCATCCGCCCCGCCCACTACACGCTCCCCGCCGTGCCCCGCATCGGGGACCTGATCCGCACCAGAGACGTGGCCGCAGCCCGTGTCTATGAGGTGGCATGGGCGCTGGACGTGGACGGCTCCGAGCTGACCGAGGCCCACGTATACGCCCGCTAGCTGCCACACCGCCACAGGCTCAGCGGCCCCGTGCCCGCCGGCCCCTCTCCAGGGCGGGCACGGGGCCGCTGACCTGCGGATACAACACGGGCGCCACGTGGCGCCACACCGCATGCCACGCGCATGCAACAGCCCCGCCACAGCACTGTGTGGCGGGGCTGTTGCAGCTCTGGTGCTGGCCCGGTCAGCCGGTCGCGGCCACGCAGAATGAGCCGCCCGTGCCGTACCCCGCAGAGGCCCGCAGGAACACCGGGTCACCCGCGGTGGGGTGGTCCGGGGGGCCGTCAGCGGTCACCAGGGCCTGCACGTCGTTGGCGTTGACGCTGGCCAGGTTCAGCCGCGAGTTGGTGCTGCCCGCCCGCAGCAGCGGGTGGTTCAGCTTGGTCAGCCCGTCGCGGGTAAAGCAGAACTGCGACTGATCCACGGTGGGCAGCGCCGCGGTGTAGTGCACCCCCACGCTGGGATCGCGGAACACGCGCAGCCCCACGAAGTCGGACTCCAGGACGTTGGTGTTGGTGAACTCGGCCAGGCCGCCCCGGAAGTCGATCTGCCGGCGCAGCGTCGAGTAGTACAGGTCGAGGTAGAACGACCCGCCCGCCGCCACGCAGAAACTGCCGGGGAGCTGGTGCAGCGACACCAGCGCCAGCGGCCCCGGCGCGGTGGTGGTGCCCAGCCCGCCCTCCACGGCCCACTCGTCGGCGGGGCACGTGCCGCCGCCCAGCACCATGGCCTCCTCCGCGGTGAACCCGCCCGTGGTGAGGCTGGTCTGGAGCGTGACCGCCGCGTTCGACGTGGACCCCACGGCGGGGTGGAACGTGCCGCGCACGTTGTTGAACGCCTCGCCGTTGTTCCCCGCGACGATGCGGCCCGCCAGGGCCTGCGTGGCCAGGTCGGTGTAGCAGGCAGACGCGCCAGTGGTGGCGCAGCTCTGCACCCCGGACGCGCCGGCGGGCGCGCCGGCAGCCAGCGCCAGCGCGCCAGCAGCGGCCAGCGCCAGCAGCGGCGCAGTGAACCGTGTTGCTCTCATGTTGCGGTGTTCCCCTCGCCAGGCCGGGCCACGGCGGCCCGGACACCCGGAATGGTACTGGCCCGCCGCCCGGTGTGCCGGGTGACGGGCCAGTACGCCCTGCTATGCGCCAGCGGCGCAGGTCAGGCTAGTGATCGACGTTGCCCCAGCAGAACGCCGGGCACGGGTGCGTGCCCACCGACGTGAACCCGGGCCGGCCCCCGTCAGTGCCGCTGGAGAAGTAGAACATCAGGGCGCCCTGCGCGTTGGAGAACGCGACGTTGACCAGCCGCCCCGACCCGGTGGCCACGAATAGCTGCCCGGTCACCGGGTTAGGCCCGGTGCACGGCTCCATGATCGTCTCGAAGCTGGTCGAGGCATTCAGGCACTCGACGTTGCTGTACGTGTTGTGGATGGTGTAGACCGTCCGGCCCGCCGCCACCTGCTGGTTGAGCGCCTTGGTGGCGAACGGGTACGTGGAGTGGTCAGCGAACCCGACCTCTACCAGCTTCCATTCCTGCTTGGTGGGGCCGCCCGCCGCCATCACGTCGTTGGCGACGAACGAGTTGGTCACCCCGCTGTTCTGGAGGCACAGCCCGGCGCCCCCGTTGGCGCAGATGTAGAACGCCCCGAACGTGGCGTCGGGCTTGACCACGGCATGGCGGGCCGGGTGCGCCGGCGCGGCCTGCGCGGCCTGCGGGAGCGCCACCAGCGCCACGGCGGCGGCGGGCACGGCGAGCAGCGCGAGCGCCCGCCTGAGAGTGCGGATCATGGATGTCCTTCCGGTTGGGGGCAGCGCCCCCCGGCCGCCAGCGCGGCCGGACCCCCAGTTATACGCCGCTCAGGAGCAGTGCGGGTGGTCCCGGCCGCAGTCCATCCAGACGATGCCGTGCGGGTCGTGGTGCAGGCCCGGCGCGGTCAGCAGGAACCCGTGGGCCAGCTCTACGCCGCGGTGCCCGGGCGGCTGGTCGCACTCCAGGACGACCAGCCCGCCCCACCCGTTGTCCCACTCATGCGACAGCACCGCGCACCTGCCCGCAGGCACCGGGCGGCGCGGGCTCACTGCTTGGCCAGCAGGTACCGGGCGCCCTGCCCGTCGCCCCTCTTGACGATCCGCGGCGGGACCGCCTCCAGGTCTGCGCGCAGCCACCGGTGGATGGTGCCCCGGTCCACGCCGATGCGCTCCCGCTCCAGCCGGGCGCCGATCTCCAGCACCGACAGCCCCACGTTGGGGACCTCGGCCAGCAGCGCGTACATGCGGCCCCGCGAGTCGGGCTTGGCGCCGGCCATGCCCTCGGCCTGCATCATCCGGGCGAACTCGTCCGACAC